CTAGGCCTCGGCCTCATCCAGAGCATCGCCGATCAACTCAACGAGCGCTTCATCGAAACTCATCTCGCCGTTTGCCGCGTACCTGTTGACCCGGTCTGTGAGGGTAGTTGGAAGGGTGAGCGTCAACAGCCGGACCTCACTGGTCGTTATCGCGGGGGCCCAACGCTTGGCGCAAAGCACGCAGCGCGGGATCCCGTCGCTGGTGTCGCCGGTGAAGCGGTGCGGCTCGCCACCAAACCCCGCTCCGCAGGCCTCTCCGGTTCTCGCGTAGTCGCTCATGGCTTCGGCTCGTACTCGACGATGATGCCGGCGGGATTGATCGCCGGATCCTTAGCGACCGGTATGCCGAGAAGCCGCTCGACATCATCAACGTCGAAGGTCAGGGCAGCGCTATCCAGGCCTGCCGCTGCCTCAAGGTGCTTGCGGGTTTCCGTGCCGAGGTTGACGAGAACCGGCCGCTGCCCGCGCCGAGCCTCACGGGCAAGATCGGTGCGCAGGGCCTCGACGATTTCAGCTGCATTCGTTGGCATGGTTCACTCCTCGGATCCGCTCTTCGACCCGAGCGACCATGTGGCGCCAGGCCCCAACGGACATCGTCTCCACGCTTCGCCAAAGCTTCGGCTCATGACGCGTCCTCAAACTGGATGTCGAGAAACTTCCACCCGCCTCCGAGCACGGGAGTCGGCGTGCCGGTCCAGGAAAGGGCCCGCTTCCCGCCAAACTGCAGCTTCCAGTGCGGTCCGAAGGTCCTAGACAGGACGTGCGCCTCGATACCGTCGAAGAAACAAGACTTGGATCCGTCGGGCTCAACCTCGGGCCGACACTCAACGACGGACATGAACTCGGTGAGGGCGTCGGCGCGCTCACCGTTGTATAGAATCGCTCCTCGGTAACCGGCGCGCGCGACAGCATCTTCGATATCATCCGGCTCGATAGGTTGAACCTCGTCGACCTCGATGCCCAGCTGACCGAGGACTTCGTCCAGCACATGCCCAGCGCCACGGTGGTCAAGCCCAGATGGGCCGATGTGATAGCCGGCGAGTTCCTGGATCTTCTCGACAAGCCTGGTCCGCGCTGCGTCGTCGATGGTGATCTTGATCATGCGATCTTCTCGGCGTTGAGGATGAGCCCGCGCTTGGCCTGGGCGTTCCAGGCGACCTCGTTGTCGCGGGGCAGATAGGTGCTCAGGATCTGCTCGACCGAGCCGATCTTGTGGCCGGTGATCGAGGCGATCTCGGGAACGGTGCATCCGGCCCGGGCCATCTGGACGACGCAGCTGTGGCGCAGGGCCCGCACCTGCAGCTTGCGCGCCGTCTCCGGCGCGGCCACGATCGCCCGCTCGCAGAGGTCGGCGAACAGATGGCCGAGGCGCTGCTCCGGGAACGGGCGGCCGGTGGCGGCGTCGCGGAACAGATAGAAGCTGTCGTCGCTCTCGCATGCCCGCAGGACGGCCCTGAGGCGCGCGCTGATGGGGATCGTGACATAGGCGTCGGTCTTGTCCTGCCAGAAGCGAAACACGCCCTGGGCGGCGTCGTACTCGGGCGCCTTCTTTCCGGCCTTCCAGTCGTTGGTCCAGCGGAAGAGGCGCACATCGGTCAGGCGCTGGCCGATCTCCCATTCGGTGAGCAGGAGCGCGGCGAGGCCCGGCTGGCCCAGGGCCGCCGCGGCGAAGGCGTAGAACTCGACGTCAGCCGGTTCCCAGATCGTCACCCGGCTCCTGGGCGCGGCCATCTTGATGTTCGCGGCCGGGTTCTTCTCGATCCACTCCAGCCGCACCGCATGGTCGAGGAGCATCTTCAGCACGATCTTGATGTGGCGCCGTGTCGTGGGCCGGTCGTCGTAGAGGGCGAGGAACTTCTCGATCTTGTCGTAGCTGATGGTCGAGACCAGGGGATCGCCGCGGCTGGCCGACCAGTCCTCGAGCAAACCGGCATGATAGGCGTAGCCCTTCTGCGTGCGCGGCTTCCCGTCCTTGAACCGCTGGCTTTGCTGCCAGGACCTGTTGAGCGTGGGGAGATCGCGGCGCTCGACGAAGCCGCCCATGCGATCGCCCTTCAGGCGGCGATAGAGTTCGGCCGCGCCCTCGCGGATCCGGCGCACCTCGTCGGCGTCGTCGAGGTTGCCGACTCGCTTACCTTCGAGGGGTAGCGGGGTTAGAGGCAGCCAGCCGGAGGGGAGGAGTCGATGCGGCACCTGGAAGAACACGCGAAACGTTCCGTCCTTGCGCGGGCGCAGGGTGACGTACTTTCCGAGCTCGAGCGTCACGGATGGCATCGGGGTCGACGTCCCATTCGTCGCGGACTGCGACGGCGGCGGTGGTTGGGTCGGCATCCTGCTTCATCCCCAGGGCTTTGAGAACCGCATCGCGGTCAAAGATATCTTCCCGCCCGTGATCGATCGGGCCCGGCATGCGGCCGGCGCGGCGTTCCCGCCACAGCTTGGTGACGCCGTAGCGGGCCAGCCCCAGGACCTCCGACGTCGTGATGCGCGGGCCCAGCTGCTCGGGAAGGACGGGCTTCATGGCGCGGACCACGGCATCGCGACCCGCTCGCCCAAGGTCATCATCAGCGGATCGTAGCTGTAGACCGGCGCGTCGTCGGGGATGCGGTGGAGGCCGCGGGCGAGTACGTGCTTAGGCGCCGGGTTGTCGCCGCCGGTGACACCGAAGGCGATCGTGCGGCCGACGCCGACCGATTGTTCGATCGCGCCCAGCACATCGAGCATCAGGCCTGGCTTGTCGCCAATGAAGGCGTTTCCGCCGTTGCCCCAGCCGCAAAGCCACAGGCTCGCATGATGGGCGTGGGCGGTGATCTCCTGGACGTTCCGGTCGAGCAGATCGCTTTCCAGTTCGTTCTTCGTTTGCCCACGGCCGCAGGCCGCCCAAAGGCGAGCCCGGGCGATAGAGGGGCTCGACGAACGGTAGGGAACGAGGTTGGCCCAGATCGTGCCGCCGAATCCCCACCGGCGCGCAAACCCGTTGAAGCGCGTGAACGAAGGGTCCGTCTTGAACTCGCCAGCGTCACTCGGGTTCATGCCGAGATAGCCGATCAACGGCGCGTCGCTCCAACGTTCGATCAGGATGAAGCGAGCGCCGAGACACGCGATCTCGGCACGGCCCTGGTTGAAGAGGTCAGACATGGCTGGGCTCCTCGGCTCTTGCCCTCAGCTGCTCGATCGTGACATCGGGCAGCGGGTCACGCCTGATGATGCGCAGCGCCAGCTTCCGGTCTTCGGCGGCGCGCTTCAGGTTCTCGATCTCGTATTCAGCCGCCTCAAGACGGGCCAAGGCTGATCGGGCGGTCAGGCGAGCCTCGGCCGCCTCCCGCCGCCTGGCGATGGCTTCAGCGCGCAGCGCGTCCAGTTCCACGGCGACGGCATCGCGCGCACCCTGGGTCAGGCCCGCCTCGCGGCATAGAGCGGCAGTCAGCAGCCCGGCCCGCGTGCCGCGAAACTCGATATTGTCCTCGCGGTGGTCCGCCGGCGCGGGGATCCGCTCGACCAGACCCTTGCGCTCGAGGGCCGCCATCATGTTGGCGGTGTAGTCGGGCGCCGAGCCCTCATCGAGCATGGCCAGGGCCGAGACCTGGTTGCGGGTTAGGGTCAGCGAGAAGGCGCCGGAGGTGGCGTATTCGGAGAAGCGATCGTTCATGCTTCACCCGGCGCGTTGGAGACGGGCACGACCTCGAGGCGGTAGCCCTTCATCCGCCTGAAGAGCTCGCCGCGGGCGTAGTTTTCAAGCGCATCGGCGATGGCGTCATGACAGTAGTCACGGAAGAACTTCGCCAGGGCAGCCTGCTTGGCGCGATAGGTCTGGCCTTCGGCGACCGTGTTGCCGCCGGCCGACTGCCGTTCGAAGTCCGCCGCGCTGGCCAGCACTTCACCCGTCGGGCCAATGACGACGGCGACCATTCCGGAGATTTTGGTGGCCTTAGTCATGCGTCACACGCCGGCAGTATCTTCAGATCCACGTCGCAGCCGATCGCTTGCTTCAGCGCGTCGGAGACCGCCGAGACGTCGAGCGCGAATGCGGTCTCGCCGCCCTCGGTGACGTTGATCGTCGCGCGCAGGGTGGGGGTGCGGAACAGCGCACGCGGCAGGATGGTCCGGCACGACATCGCCCGCTCGTTGCGGGCCAGGGCCGGTTCACCGCGCGAGAAGCGCATGCCGCCGGCGTCATCGAACACGAGCCAGAAGCTGTAGTCGATCTTTGCGGCCGTGACGGAGCTGTAGCGCGGGCTCATGACGGGATTTCCTCCTGAGGGGCTTCGCGCGATGGAATCGGGTAGCCGAACACGGGGAAGAGGCCGAGCAGCGCGTCGGCTGCGCCGCCCGACATCGCGCGCATCGTCGGCGTCGGCGCGTTCTCCGCCTCGGACCGATACCAGGCCCAGCGCTTCTCGAGCGTCCTGCGCGGTGACATCAGGGCGTTGACCTGGGAGGCCTCCGCCGGAGACGGCGTGACGCGATCGCCGAGGAACGCGGTGATCTCGTCGGCAACGACGAAGGCCGCCTGCGACCAGGTCGCGCAGCCCACCGGGTGCATCTGGTCTTCGTCGCTCAGCAGCGGCAGGATCCGGCGCAGGAGGTCGTCGACCTGGATGCTGCGGATCGCGCGCGCGGCTTCGATGACCTCGGCACGGCTCATGAGCGACCCTCGACTTCCAGATCCTTCAGGCGCAGTTCGGCCAGCCGTTCCTTGGCGCGCTCGAAGATGAGGTCGAGGACCGGTTCATCGCCGCCCAGCTTGATGACCATCATGGCGACGCCGACCATGACGCTCTCGGCGACGATGATCAGGTCGATGGCCGTTCCGCCGGATTCGAGGATGGGCTTGCAGATGGCCCTCAGGCCGGCGGCCGAGGCCGCGTCGTGGGCTTCGGACTTGTTCATGCGGCACCCGCCAGAAGACCTGAGCGGCTGTCGATGATCCCGACGGCACAGGCGCGCCAGAGCAGGACGTCGACGGTCGCGACCTTGAAGCCGCTGTCGACGGCGAGACGCTCGCATAGAGCCTGAGCGGTGCAGCCGGCATGGTCGGCCAGGCGCTGCAGGTGGACGTCAGGCTTAGCGACCTGGGCCCCGAAGTTCTTGGCCAGATGATATTTCGTGATCTTGCCGATGTAGGGCAGGCCGCCGCAGAACTCGACCAAGTCAGCGGTGGTCTGCAGATCAGCATAAAGCTGGGCCCGTTCGTTCCAGATCTTGTCGATCGCTTTGGACTTGCCGACGTTGCGCAAGCCGTCGAAGGCCGGACGGCCGGCATCGAGTGCGGCCATGACGCGGTCGTAGATCTTGCGCGCCGTGGCGAACTTCATGCCGCCGTTGCAGATCACGAAGATCGCCTCCTGGGCGAAGTCCTCGGCCGTCGCCGGCATGGTGATCGCCTCCGACCACGCGATGTCGTCGTCGCCCCATTCGGTTTGCAGGAGGCGGTCGACCACCAGTTTGAAATCGGCCGGGCTCATGCTGTCACCGTCTTAGCGATGGGTGTGAAGCGATCCGTCGACCGGTCGGCCGGCGAGATGCTGCCCTGTTCGCGCCAGAGGCCAAGGGGCGAGAGGTCCAAGCCCAGGATGCGGAACGGCATCAGTAGGCGATAGCTGCCGTTGTGCAGTCGCCAATAGCGGAGGCCGCCATAGTAGTTCGGGCCGTAGAAGAGATCGGGATTGAACACCGGCGGTCTGTGTTTCAGGCTGCGCCACCAACCGCGAAGGGTCCGCCACTCTCGCGCCAGCTTGGAATATAGGGGCTCTGCGGCGGCGGTGGTCTTGGCCCAGACGAGGACAGCCTCGAACTGCCAGCGGGTGTCGGGCGGATAGCTGTAGCGGATGCTGTCGCCATCGCTGAGCATGTAGGCGCGTTCGGCGGAAAACTCGGTGTCCTCGCGCAGCAGCTTCGCCACGCGCATGTGGTCGGTGACCTTGTTGGCGTCGAACTTCTCCCACGACGCCAGCCAGGTGTCGCTGTAGCGCTTGCAGATCGCCGTCCACAGCGTCCGCGAGCCATAGCGCATCTCCTCGTCAGCCGAGCGGATGAGATCCCGCACCGTCGCCTCGCGGTCGTACTCGGTCTTGGCCGCTGACTTCCCGGTGAGATAGTCGTAGTCGCACTCGGCGATGAACCGCGCCGCTTCCCAAGGGCCGTGCCAGAAGTCGTTCGGGCCCCTATAGACGATCTCGCCCAGCTGACCGGTAAGAACCACGGCGCCGGGCGTCCAGGTGACGCGGTAGCGGTAGCCGCTGTCCTTCGGCGAGACCCACCAGCAGAAGCCCGGGCCGCGCTTGATCGTCGGCTCGGCCAGCGAAGTGGCCGCCATCTTCTGAATGTCGAGGTGTTGATCACCCATGGCGCGCCTCAATAATAGCTGTCGCCGTCGCTCTCGATCGAGAAGCGTAGGCGGGAGGGGTTGAAGTGGAGGGACCAGGCCGACCAGCCGTAGCCGTCGCGGCGGACGTCCCAGAAGGCCAGGTCGTAATCGCCGAACCCGCCGTGACTTTTGCGGTTGAGCAGGATGGCGACAGTGCAGCCGAGGCGGAGGCCTAGACGGCTGACCCCAGGCACGCTGGCTAGATCGCCGCCCATCCCATGGTCAGCAGGCTCTGCCGTCTGGACCGGCGCCGTCCAGAGATGACGCAGCGCCTTGAAGTTCTGCCAGCGCCGTTCGCGGGCACGGTATTCCCACTCCGCCGCCCAGGCTGCATCCTCGATCGGCTTCCAGACCTGATCGTAGGCGCGGTCGTAACGCGACCAGGTCAGGCCATGCTTGGCCTCGAGCCCGTTGATCTTGGCGTCCAGCGCTGCGATGCGGGCGGCGATCATTGGCGCCATGCCTTCCAGTCCCACGCCGCGGCGTCGTCGCGGAGTTCGGGCGCCGGCGGGGCCGGTCGAGGGCGCTCGTTGATCTGATCCATGTCCCACTCAAGCCGTTCGAACATCGCGGCCATGAGGAACTCGACGCGCTGGGACACCCACTGGTGATCGAAGGCCGTCGGTGCGGAGCCGCGCGTCATGATCGTTTCGCGCTGCTCGGTCAGGGGCACGGTGACGCCGCAGACGACGTAGCCGACCGCAGGACCGCCGCGTTCACGAAGTTCGCGCTGTAGGCGCCGGCCTTCCTTCTCCGAGATCGTCACGATGCGGTGGTCGGACGTGATCTCGCGCAGCATGCGGCTCGATCGACCCGATCTGCGCGAGGCCAGAAGGTAGGATGCCAGAGCAGCGGCCAGGGCGGCGCGCAGACGCTCGACCTCGTCATAGGGCCCGAACACCGGCTTGCGGTCGGTTCGCAGGTCAAGCATGGGGCACCCGCTTGAACTCGACGGCCCAAACCCACGGATCGCTGTTCCAGGCGTCTACCCCGTTGATGTCCATCCAGAGGAGAGCGAAGGCGGTACGGCCGGGGCAGGTTGCCCTGGGCACCCCCATGAAGCCGCTCCAGACCGTGTCTCCTAGGCTGGCATGGCGCACGCCTTCGGCGAGCCCCTCCGCGTCGGTGATCGATTGGACGCGCTCGACGGTGACGCTGATGATTTGCAGTTGGATGCGGGATGCCCAGCGCGGCATGTGGATGCTGGGCCGGCCGCTCTCGACCCGGCCCCTGAACACGCCGACCCCTGTGGTCCGATCACCTTCGACCTTCCGCGTCGCGCCGTTGGCGAGGTAGCGGATGGTTGGGCCGATCAGCTCTTGGTAGTCACGCTCGTGGGGTTCGCACGGTTCATGGCGCTGCACGGCCCAGGCTTCCCGGACCCAGAGCTGATGGCCTGCAGCGCCGTAAGGGCACCGCACCGAGACCTCTTCGCCAGAGGCGACGCGGAAGATTGCAATCGCGACACCGTCGACACCGACGCTCATCCGCAGAAACTCGGCGGTGGTGAGGTCGTAGTGGCGGTGCTTGATGATGCGCCGCGTCTTGGTCTTCAGGTCGTCCAGGATGGCCAGCACCATAGGCGCGCTGAACAGGAGCGGTTTCTCACGCACGGGCGATCTCCGGCAGTTGGCGGACTCTCAGGTCCTGCGGCCACTCGGCCATGTCGCCGCCCTTGCGATCACGCAGGCGGATGCGGCAGGGCGCGCCCTGGTAGTCTTCGCGGAAGCGGTTGATGTCGTGATCGACATCGGCCGGGTCGATGTTCGGCCATTCGTGGGGCTCGCAGCCCTCGAAGCCGACGTCGTTGCGATCGGTGACGACAGCGCCCAGCTGCTTGACGAAGACCGGCGTTCCGGACCGCTCACACTGGCGGACGATGCTGCGGACGTGGGGCGTCCAGGTCTGGCGCGCCTTGGGCCCGCTCTCGCCGCCGACGATCACCCAGTCGAGACGACGATAGCCATCACGGCGCGGTGGTCCGTTGATGACCATGCGGCCCTTACCGCCGCAGGTGTGACACTTGCCCTTCGGCCAGCGGCCGAGGATGCCGGTTCCGCCGCAGAGGTCGCAGTGATCGGTGCGGAAGTCGAGGTCGATGCCGTCCAGCAGGGGCTCGGCCGACAGGAATCGGGGGCCGAAGCCATGGCAGTCGAAGAAGGCATCGCGCCGGGCGTCATACTGCTCCTGGTTCTCGGCCGAGAAGCCCAGCCAGATATGGTCCTTGAACCAGAGATCATGCAGCGGCGGTTGGTCGGGGGCGATCGCCGCCATGGCGGCGCGGATCGCTGCGCTGCGGACGCCTGCCGATGGACCCGGCTGTCCCAGATATTCTGCCATCCGCGCCGGGCGCTTGGTCAGGATCTGATAGGTGTGCTGGCGGGCCAGCAGCATGACCGCGAAGATCCGGTCGACCACGTCGAAGGGGACGTCGTCGTGGAAGAGATCGCTCATGCTGTTGACGAAGATCACCCTGGGCTTCTTCCAGCGCAGCGGCTGGGTGACGATGCTGTCGGGCGCGACGTTGACCTGGCCCGTCCAGACCGCCCCGGCCTTGGTCTTCTGAACCGTGCCGGCGTAGTGGCCGACGCCCATGGCAGTCAGGCGCCCGGCCATCTTCATGGCGTAGCAGTTGGTGCAGCCTGGGCTGACGATGCTGCAACCGACGATCGGGTTCCAGGTCGAGCCGGTCCATTCGATCTTGCTGGTCAAGGGCGTAGCTCCTTGAAGCGGCGCTCGAACAAGATGCAGGCTGCATAGGGTCCGACCGGACGGATCGTGGCCTCCCAGGGCTCGAAGTCATCGAGCCCATTCCAGTTGTCCCCGGACCCGCTGGTCAGATCACGTTGCTCCGTGCGCAAGGCTCGGAGGTCAGCGTGCTTGACGGACGGATGCAGCGGCGTCGCGATGTCGAAGTGGGCGAAAATGGCCGCCTCGACACGCTTCTCGATGACCTTGTAGTCGGGACACAGCTGCTTGAGCGGACCCACCATGTCGCCGACGTAGGCTTCAGCCGCGTCATGCATCAGCCCGGCGAAGGCGTGCTCGGGCGGGACGAGACGCGAGACAAGAACGCTGTGCTGAGCGACCGAATAGAAGCCGTCGCCGTAGCTGGCCTGCCCGCCAAACCGGCAGGTGTTCGACAGGCCGCGGGCGATGTCCTTGATGCGGATGTCGGATCGCTCGGGGTTGATGAAGTCGAAGTAGCCGCCGCCGGCGAGGGTGATCGTCGCGCCCAGAACACCGGGCTTGTCTTCGAGACGGGCGCGGAGGTTGTCGGTAGTGGTCACGGTCAGGCTCCCGCCTCGGCCAGAGCCGGGGCGTCCAAGAGGGAAGGGAGGGGTGTGAGATCGATCGTGACCGGCAGCCACTTGGCCAGGTCCGCCTTGATCTGTTCGAAGTTGACCGGATGCTGGGCTCGAAAGTCAGGCATCGCGGGATCGGCGACCCAGCGGCCTTCACCGATCGGCTTGATCCAGGTGTGGATCCAGCGGCGGTAATCGATGTCCAGGGCCTTGAAGTCGGCGCGGGTGACGTAGCCCCGAGCCTGAAGGATCACAGCGATCTTGATCGCCTTGACCTTCCATGTGGTCAGCTTCACGGGGCCAGATGCGCCGGCGGCGACATCGGGGATCCAGTCCGGCAGCGGGTGTCGTTGATCGGGGCAGCGATCCGGCCAGGACTGATGCGAGAACTCGTCATTGTCGTGCCAGCTGTCGATGACCGTGGGCAGGGCGGGCCTGAAGGCCGGGCCCTTCCAGCGACCCCAGGTCTCAGGCTTCCAGCCGGTGATGATGACGACGCCGAGACGGCGGGCGATCGCGGCGAGACCGTTGACGGCCTTCGCGCCGGGAACAAGCACGGCCCAGCAGTCGGGACCGGTGCCGGAGCCATAGGCATGATCATGCTCGAGGGTCTGGCAGAGCACCTTGACGTTCAAGGAAAGCTTGGCCTCGACGCCGATCTGGAAGCCGTCTTCGGGGCGGACGAGCAGGATGTCCCACTCAGCCGTCTCTGCGTAGGCAGTCCATCCGTGGTGAGCCGCCCAGGCGATGAAGTCCGCAGCCAGGGCGGCTTCGGTTTCCCATACTGGGCTGAGCGGCTCGCGGCGCATCAGGCCGCCGCCGCCTGCGGGTCGACGCGCTTCATGCACTCGACCAGACCATCGGCGTAGATCTTGTAGATCTGCTGGATGCGTTCCGCCCGCCGAGCGCTGCGTTGCTCAGGCGTAAGCGCCGCGTAGGCGTCGGCGTCGGCGTAGGCGTCGGCGTCGGCGTAGGCGTAGGCGTAGGCGTAGGCGTCGGCGTCGGCGTCGGCGTAGGCGTAGGCGTAGGCGTAGGCGTAGGCGTCGGCGTAGGCGTAGGCGTCGGCGTAGGCGTAGGCGTCGGCGTAGGCGTAGGACTTCCGGAGCGCCGCGAACCATTCGGTTCTTGGCGCTCGGTCTCCCTTGAGAGCCCGGAGGTGAAGCGCCTGCAACGCCTTCGCTGTTGATGCGTCTTTACCGCGCTTTTCGAGACTGTCAATCGCAAAGGTTGCAACGACGTTCGCTTGCCAGTCATAGATGACCGTGAAGGGGACCTGGCCGCCGAGGCGCGCGAGCTCGGCATAGAAGGCCAAACCCCAGGTCTTGGCGTCGCCGAAGGCCTGCTTGTCGAACAGGCCGGGCACCATGCGGGCCAACCAGCGCGGCATCACCTGGGCAGGGCAGTCCCCGGCGCCGCCGATGTCGGGACCGAGCGCGCCCAACATGCAGGCCAGTTCGCGGCCGTCGTCACCTCGGCCATGCCAGCCGCCCTGGATGAGAGCGTCGGCGGACAGGAAGGCTTCGTAACGGTGATAGGCCTCGTTGGCGGTGGTCGCCTTGGCCGGCAGGGTCGTTGTTGCTGACATCGGTCAGATCCTCGGATGATGGTTTCGAAAAGTTAGGTCAGACAGGGGCCGTCTCGGGCGGCATCCAGGCGACGATCCCGCAGAGGGTCTTGGCGTTGGCCAGGATCTCGGCGATCTGCTCGTCGGTGTAGGTCGCCGACGCCGCGAAGAGGGTGACCGTGCCGGGCCCGGCGTGTTCTTCGTCATCATCGACGACGACGTGGTCGCACTCGATCTGCTGGCCAGCCTGCAACTTGCCACCGGTCGGATGGGCGCAGTCGGCATGGCAATCGACGTCGGTGTAGGGAAAACAGACGTCGCCGGGCCGGACGGCCTTGCCGCAGCCTTCACAGAGGGGCGGGAAGGCGCGGCGTTCCGAATGATCCAGCAACTCGACCCAGGCCCGCAGCTCGGCGAGCACGACGCTGCGCGGCACCTTCGGGCCCAGCAGATCCAGGCGATAGTCTTCGGCCCCGAGGCGGTGGACCAGCATGCTGATCGTGGCCGTCGCGGACTCGCGCCAGAAGCGACGCTCATCCTCGAGCGCGAGATAATCGGCGCTGGGAACTGCGGTGTCTTCGGGAGTCTTGTGGAGCGCAACGAGCGGCCCAGCCTCCGCTGCGCCGGCAACGCTGATCGGCTGCTCGGCGATGCCGGCGGCCGTCATCCAGCGTTCGCGCAGGGCAGGCGAGGCGGTCGGCCAGAGGTTGGCGCTGTGGTAGGCGTCGCACATGGCCTCCGCCATGCGCCGGCGACGGTGGTCGGCGGGGAAGGCCGCCTTGAACAGGCTGTCCTTGCCGTCGAAGTGGGCTGTGATCGCGCCGGTCGACAACTGCGCCTCGGTGGCGATCTGGCGCATCGTGATCAGGGTGAAGCCGTGCTTTAGGAACAGCTTCGCCGCCGCGGCGAGAACGGCCTCGCGCGTCGCGGCGGCCATGTCGGCGCGGGTGATGCGGACCACGTCGCACGCTTGGGTCGGCTCGGCCGTGGCCGTGATCGGCAGGGACATATCAGTCGGCTCCGTGGATGAGGTCGCGCAGCCGGTCGGCGCGCGCGGGATCGGGGATGGGCAGGACGAGACGGGCGGACATGCCGTCGGCGGCGGCCTCGACCTTCCAGACGCCGGCCAGGTCGAGGGCGCGGAGATCGCGCACCGCGTCGGCCATGCGGCTCAGGGCCTTGTCGCGCGACGCCTCGGCGCGGGCCTCCGCCTCGCGCTTGGCCAGGGCCATGCGCTCGACATCGCCAATGGTGACGAACTCGCGGGTCTGGTGGGGTATCGCGGACATCAGGTCAGCGCCGGCAGGGTGACGATGACGGCGCGGCGCAGGAACGGTCCGGCGCAGACGCCGCCCGCATAGAGATGCCCGGCGCGCGTGGCGTGGAAGGTGTAGCCCCGGCCGCCCTTGGGGCAGACGAACCGATCGGTGCGGTCCAGGGCCACGACGGTGAAGCCGGTGCGCTCCAGCGCGCCCTCGGCCACCGTCCTGAAGACGCTGCGAGTGCACGCGCTGATCAGGAGCCAGAACAGGATGGCCATCAGGATTGCCATCAGGATTGCCGTGCCGAACGCCTTGAACTCACGACGGTTCATGGCTGGATCTCCGAAAGCAGCTCGTCGATCAGGACGCGCGCGCAGCGCAGTTGCTCGGCGCGGGTGAGTTGGGTGGTCGCAGCGGTGATCCCCGGGCAGACCTTGGCTGCCTCGGCCCACGCGCCGGCGACGACCTGCAGCGGGGCTGGTAGGTCGATGGCGCTGAGCAGGATGGCGGCGGCTTGGCGCTGCCGGGGATCAACCGCGTCGGCCATCAGGCCGTCGCCTGGATCGGGGCGATGGTTCCGGTGGAGCCGGCCATGTTGCGCGGGGCCTTGCCGCCCTTCGCGCCGGCCTGGGCCGCGAGGCCGGGGCGGGTGCTGAAGCTGCGCTTGTCGGACGGCACGTTGGAGCCGCCCTTCCGGGCGATCTCGGTGCGCTTCTCCGGGCTCATCGACGCGAAGCCGCGACGGCTCTTGGCCTTGGGCGCCGACGGGTCGGCGGTGGGATTGGTCGTCATCATGCGCGGATCCTTTTCGGTTGCGCGGTGGTGGAGAGGTGGAAGGCGGCCCGCTGCTAGGTCAGGACCTGCAGCTTGGTGATCGCCAGACCGTGCTGACCGTGCTTGCGGTGCCGGTCGTTCCAGGTGACGAGCTCATCTAGCGAGAGGTCGTGGGCCTGGGTGACTTGGTCGATCGTCACTTCGTGACGGCGCAGCCCCAGGATGACGGCGGCCTTGCGGCCCGGCGTCCAGCGGGCGACCGGGGCCAGAAGCTCGGCGGCGACGGGTGAGAGCCGGACCATCAGACGCCACCGGCGAGGCGGTGAGCGCCGACCTGGGCCATCAGCACCAGGAAGGTGACGAGGGCGGCGGCGCGGGCGCCGTTGTCGAGCCGGTCCCAGACCGACGTGACGCGAAGGCGGGTCGGTCGCCGCACGGCGCGGCGGACGTAGACGATCGCCAGGACGCCGAGACCGATGATCCAGGCGGCGATCAGTCCAAAGATGATGATGTCGGCGGTGGTCTTGCTCATGACGGATCGATCCCCGTTACGGCGGTGAAGGCGCGGAGAAGGGCGACGGCGGCCGCGTAGAGGGCCGGGAGCCAGACGGCGTTCATGACTTCACCGGGTGAAGCTGAACGACCTTGGCGTCTCTGCCGTCGTCGGTGTCGTCAGCCGCCTCTTGCTCGGCGGCGCGCGCCAGGTTCACGCTGTCGATCGCCCGATGCATGATGGCGCCGAGCTTCTCGAGGCCGCCGCCCAAGTCGTTGAGGCTCTCGGCCAGTTGGATCATCGTCAGCGGCGTGGTCAGGTCCGCGAGCCGCGACATCGGCAGCGTGATCATGATCTTGCCGCCGTCGCCCTTGGGCGGGCCCAGGCATATCAGGACGTCATCGCCGGTCCGGCAGATGGTCATCTGATCGGCGTCGGTCAGATGGACCATGGTGATGACCTTGGGGCTCACGGCTGACCGCCGATCTCAGCCCGGGCGCGGCGGATCATCCCGAATGTGATGCCGCTCGGCGGATGGCTGATGTCTTCGTCGTCCGGCTCGTCGACCATGCTCGGCCCGGCGAAGCGCTGCTCGCAGGCGGCGACAAGTTCCTCGACGGCCGGCATGGCCTTGTCGGCGGCCGGCGCGATGACGGCTAGCGTCATGCCTGCGTCGAGGATCGCGACTCTAGGCGTGAACCCCCAGTGTTCCGTCGCCGCCTGCAGCGCAGCCTTGATGTTCTGATGTTCAGCCGTCGAGACCGATCGCGCGAGAGTCAGGACGAATAGATCGTCAGGCCCCGCGCGCACCGCCTGCAGCAGACCGATGTCGGCGAGCGCCGTCACAGGCCCAGACCCTTGATGGCGCCGAAGACGATCAGGAAGGCGAACAGGGCGATCAGCCAGCCGTCGTGCGGCAGGTCATCGATCGCGGAGACCGGCGGCTCATCGTCAAATTCAGCATCGAGCCGGGGATCGTACGTCGCGGCGTGGCGCGAAGGCGGGCGGGGGCTCAATGGACCAAGTCCAGCGCGTCATAGACGGCCCTGATCGTCTGGCCGACCGTGGTGAGGCCCTCGACCACACCCTCGGCGAACGTGAACCCGCCGATGTTTTCCAGTTCGATCGACACCTCGATGTAGTCGAGGTCGACGCCCAGCGGTGCATCATCGGCGGGCAGGGGGCCGAAGGGCTCGCGACCGTAGTGCTCGAAGGCGTCGGCGAGGACCCGGCGCACCAGGGCGGCCAGAGCTTCGGGATCGCGCAGCAACGCCTCGCGGCGCGCCTCTATCGCGCAGGGCGCGAGGAGGGCGGCGTTGGCGGTCTGGGCGGTGGTTTCGATCTGGCGCATGGCCGGCTCCGTCTTGGTGACGGGAGTAAGTGTGCACGCGTGCACGTACTCGTCAAGGCGGAATGTGCACGCGTGCACTTTGTCGCATCGAAACGCGCGGTGCACAGTACTTCAGGCGGAGGGCAGGATGGACCAAGCGAGCGACGGGGCAGGGCGCGCCCAGGAGATTGATGCGCTCGAGCAGCGGCTCTCGGAGTTGCGCGCTGCGCAAGGGCCTGGTCTGGGCGCGATGCCGCCGGCGCCCAGAAGCATGGCTGGGCCGGTGATCCTGACCGTGCTGGCCGTGGTCGGTGTGGCGGCCTGGCTCTGGATAGAGTCGGGCGCCGGTGCGGGCTCGACGCCCGCGGAAGAAAGCATGACGGCTGCAGCAAGTCCCGAGTTCATCGTCACGCTGGGGCAGGGCCAGCAGCGCAGAAGCTACACGCATTACCCCGTGACGGTCCGAAACCTGAGCGGTAAGGACCAAGACTACATATTCGGCGAGTGCCTATTTTACTCGACGGCCGGAGACCTTGTGTACCGTTCGCCAATCATGTGGCGCGCGGTTCCAGATCGAGGTGTTGCGGGCGAAAGCATCGGCGTGGAGGCGGGCTACGCGCGATACCAGTGCAGGGCCTGGGCCCGCTGAGTAGTCAGCCCGCCGAGAACTTGCGGGCCAGCTCGTTGAACAGAGCGCGCTGTTGCTCTTCCGAGGCCTGGAGCACGTCCGCGATGTAGTCCCTAACTTCAGGCGCGGCATCCCGCGTCAGCGGCTCGTTGACGGCCACCGCGGCCCGGCGGAGGCCCTCGGGTATCGCGTTCCCCGTCCGCTCTGAAAAGCCGAGAAGGGCGAGGTAGCCGATCGTATTGGTCCCTGCCAGCGCGCGACTGACGGTCCACCTGGTCACGCCGAGGGCGTCAGCTGCTTGCTGATGGTTCCAGCCTTCTTGGGCCATCACCGACTTCAGGTAGCGGCTGATCTCTTCCCGGTATTGCGCGACGGCGCTGGATTTCGTGGCGGGTGCGGTCATGGCCAGCATTATGGCAAACCCAGGCCCAAGCTGCGCTGTGCAGCTGTGCACAAGTGCATCATTGACAAAGGTGCACGCGTGCACATACTGCGCTCATGCACAGTTCCTCGCCCTCCGAAGCGGTCGTCGCTCCCGAAGTCATCGAGTTGGAGGCCTTCGCGGCTGACAACGGCGTGCCGATGCCGGAAGCGCTGGCCCATGCGGGCGTCGCCAAGACGACCTATTGGCGCTGGCGTCATGCTGGAACCGAGCCTCACACGCCGACCCTCAGAAAACTGAAGTCGTCGATCAGCGTGCTCAGCGAGGCGAGGGCGTCGTGAGCTATCGCACGGGGTTCTCGCATCGCTCGGTGCAAACCGCGCACCGGGCCCGAACCGCCAGCGGGATCTCGAACGCCGCCATCGCTGGCGCTGCGCCAATCCCTGTTGCGAACAGCTTGGCTGCGGCGGCACACAGCGGCGATCCGATCGGCGCCAAGCTGTCCAGCACGCGCGAGATCTTGAAATACACCGCGCGGCGCCGGTGCCGATCGGCAGCTGGCGAAACCGGGGCCGGCCAGCGATCGACGCTGCTGTTCAGCGCTGCCTGCACGCGCCCATGCAGCGCCGCGACCGGCGATGAAACGCCGTCCGCGCGCGCCGAACCACTTGAAGTCTCCTGTGATGGAGATTGCTTGCTGTCGCGTGCCCCGCCCCCGGGGTCGCTCCGCACACCGTACATCACATATCTGACGTCTATCGCGCGTCTTGGCATTACCACCCCCATGGGTAGCAATGCGGTCACGGCGCAGCTTTGGCGTCAAGTGGGTGGTAAGGAAAACATTAACTCCCGCGCGAGTCGGTCGACCCATTCGGCCTCGGCGGTGAGCGCTTCGCGCGAGGCCTCGTCCGCGCTTCCCTGCGCGATGAAGGCCGCAGCCGTGCGCTGTAGCGATGCGGCGAAGTGGTCGCGTTGGGCGGGGCCCAGCGTGTCCGCGAAGGCAGTCGTGATGATCCCGATCGCCCAAAATCCTGGGCCCGGGGTAGGCGTCTCTAAAGCTTCGTTCATGCCCGTTGTCTATCGCAACGGCCACGCTTCTACGCGCGGGAAGAATGGTTACCGCATGCGACACTATGTCGTCGCATGCCGGTTGCGCGGCGCGGAAATACCCGCCGCCACAAGGCTTTCGCGCCACCTGGGCGGTCATCGGATTGCCGGATCCACCGAGGGCAGCAGGATTGCCTGGGCCAGGTCGAGCCAGTCTCCCCGCGCAAGCACCTCGCGGATCTCATTGATCGTCGACGCCGTCGCCTCATCCAGCGGAACGGTCGTCGACAAGAGCGGTCGGTTCCCCAAGAGCCGGCCGCTCGCCTCCCGCCCAAGCGGGCGCCCCCCGGTAACTGGCCCCGGCGTCGAGGCTTCGGCTTCCGCCGTCGGGGCCGTCCTTTCCGGTCGCTCGCTGTCCATGGCCGTCCGTCCTCACTCAACTGAGGACATCCTGCGGCATCGGGTCGCACCGCGCGCCCCAAATGTCAGAACTCAAATTGGGGACGTCGCATGAGCGGCTTCAAACCCTACAAGCCGCGCCAGCCGGGCACGATCTACAAGGTCATCGAGACCGCGTTCGATCAGGCCGGCGGCCTCGACGTGGTCGCCGACCTGATCGATGAGACGCGGGACTGGTGCTACTCGGCCGCCGATCCGAACCGCGAGCGTCGCCAAGCCGCCTCCCTGACCTACTCCCACGTTCGCACCATGACGCGGGCGGGCCTGGGCGTCGTGGCCTTCGCCGAGGAACTGGCCACCCTGGCCGGCGGCGTCTTCATGCCGCTGAACATCGCCATCACCGATCCCGAGCTGCAGGGCGCCCTGGCCAAGTACTCGCTGGAGAGCGGCCAGGCGATCGCCGAGATCATCAACCGCGCCGCCGATGGCAAGTTCGATGCGCCGGACGCCACGGCGGCCCTCCCCGAGATCGATGACGCCCTGCGCGCCCTGATGGTGGTGCGGGCCTTCGCCGTGCGCGTCGCCGGGTCCGGCTGACGCCGCACAAAACACGGTTCGGCGACAACGTGAGAGCGCCGGGGTTCAGTTTCATCGGGAGGGGCATTCATGTCCGACGACAACGCACATGCCGACGTCCTCAACAGCACGGCCCAGGGCCAGCTGAAGAGCGTCATCGAACGCATCGAACGCCTCGAGGTCGAGAAGGCCGAGATCTCCGAGCAGATCAAGGAAGTCTACAACGAGGCCAAGGGCAACGGCTTCGACGTCAAGGTCCTGCGCAAGGTGGTGCGGATCCTGAAGCAGGATCGCGCCAAGCGTCAGGAAGAGGATGCCATCCTCGACCTCTACCTCTCCGCCGTCGGTGCGGTCTGATGGCGCTTGGCTATATCGACGTCGCGCCGGATTTCCTGGACGCCTTCCTCGCCGCCCTCCCGCCGACCATCAAGATCGTCGGCACCATGTCGAGCAACGTCTTTGCCGTGCCCTCGTGCCGGTTCTCGATCGACGTTGTCGGCCATGCCGCGCCGTGGGGTCGATGGACGTGCGAGATCAGCACGACGCTGACCGCCAAGACCTTCGCGTTCAAGCCGCCGCAAGGCGTCTGGTCCGCCGACCTGCCCAATGAGCCTGAGTTCGCAGGCGGCAATCGGGGGGAGGGCTGACCATGGCCGTCCGCCTGAAGGACCTCCCCGCCAAGATCCAGGCGCTGGCGCTTGCCGCAGGCGTGAAGCCCGACAAGCCGAAGTCGAAGTTCGGGAACAAGCCGATCACCGTCGATGGTGTCTGGTTCCAATCGACCAAGGAAGCCCAGCGGGTTCAGTCGCTCAAGCAGCTGGAGCGGGCCGGGGTGATCAAGGACCTGACGCTGCAGCGACCGTTTCCGATCGTGGTGACCAACAAGATCACCGGCGTCGAGACGACCGTCGGCGTCTACAAGGCCGACGCCGACTACGTGATCGTTGATCCCCGCCGCGCGCCGATCATCGGGCGCAAGGCCGGCGACTGGATCGTCGAGGACGTGAAGTCCGAGGCTACGGCCGGCGGCGAGGCCTATCGCCTCCGCAAGAAGCTGGTCGCGGCAATCCACGGCGTCGAAGTGGTGGAGGTCTGAGATGGCCGTGTCCGCCGAGCTCAACGCCCAGGCCGCGATGTTGCGCAGCCAGGGCCTGACCTATCCCCAGATCGGCGCCGCGATCGGTCTGCACCACGACCAGGTGCGCCGCACGCTGCGCAGCGGGCCCAGCCCGGCCAGCTGGTGGACGCCGGAGCGCGACGCCGAGGCGGCACGCCTCTACCAGGCCGGCGAGACCCTGTCCGACGTCGCGGCGCAGATGGCGGCGCCCAGCAAGAGCGCGGTGATGTGCCGTCTCCGCCGGCTCGGCGTGGTGAGGTCCGAAGAGATCAACGTGGCGAACCGCGCCAGCAGCGGCCACCGAGCCGCGGCACGCACCAATGGCGGCAAGTCGTCCGACCTGGCGTGGTGGACCCCGGCGCGCGACGCCGAGGCCGCGCGGCTGCTGCTGTCAGGCATGGCTTTCGCCGTGATCGCACGGACCCTCGGCGCGACCAGCAAAAACGCGGTTATCGGTCGCATGCACCGGCTCGGCGTCAAGCGGCCGAAAGCGAGCCCGCCCGTCGCGATCGCCCCCGTCGTGCGGATCGCCGCGCCGCGCCCCGCGCCGACCCCGCGCCCCGCGCCGACCCCGCGCCCCGCGCCGACGGCGACCCCGAAGCCGAGCAGCTGGCGCGAGCCGGTGGTCAAGCTGGTCAGCGATCGCCCCGCGCTGGCCGTGGCCGCCGCCTTCGCGCCGCCGAACCCGAAGCCGTTCGAAGAGCGCCTCCGCTCGCAGTGCGCCTGGCCCATCGATCAGGTCGACGGGTCGATGCTGGCCTGCTGCGAGCCGATCAGCGGCCAACGGTGGTGCGCCCATCACACGGTGATCGGCTCGCGCCCGGCGCGGACGCCGAAAAAAACGCCGTTCCAGCGCCGGGCCGGCGGTTTCGACTTCCGGAGGCTGGCGTAATGGTCACGTCCCGCAACCCGGAACGCGCGGCCGCGGCCCAGAAGCTGCGGGCCCAAGGGCTTACGATCGAGGCGATCGGCGATCGGCTGACCCTTAGCACCAGCGCGGTGCGCCGACACATCGGGGGCATCTCCACCCCGCGCGGCGGCACACCCTGGGACGACGTCCGGGTCGAGTTGCTGAAGAAGCTATGGCGCGAAGGTTTCAGCGGATCTCAGGCGGCCAAGATGATCGGCGGCGTGTCCCGCTGCGCCGTCATCGCCAAGGTCCATCGCCTCGGTCTCACCCGCAGCGCCGATCTCAACTCGGCCCAGCATGGCCGCGCCGGCAATTCGCCGGGCGCCAAGGCGGCACGGAAGACGCTGTCGACTCCGCGTCCCACTCAGCCGGCCCCGCGCCGGGTTCCGGCGGCGGCGGCGACCGAGGCGTCGACGGCGCTGCGGCCCGGCCCGACCTTGGCGCCTGCCCCCATCGAGTTGGCGCCGAGCCCGCTGTCGGTGAACGCACTGCCCTTCATGGAGCGGGGGGCCAAGCAGTGCGCCTGGCCGATCGAGATCGACGGCGAGATGAAGGCCTGCTGTGACCCCGTGGTCAGCAAGGGCTGGTGCGCCGTTCACTTGAAGCGCGGAACGGTGCCGACCCCGCCGCGCATGAAGGACACCCACGCCTGGGCGAAGAACACCGCGAGGCGGTTCGCATGAATCGCCGCGAGACCTTCGTCGTCAACAAGATCGACGGTGACGCCGAGCGCGCCGCCCGCAAGGGCGCGATGCGGGAGATCGCCCTGGACGCCGTCGCCGGCGCGATGCGCGAGTTCGTCGATCCCAACGACCGCAGCGAACTGGCCCGCGAGCTCTGCAGCGCCTCGGCCATCACCGCTGTGTCAGCCTGTGGCGCGACCTCGACGGCCAGTCACCTGGCCAAGCTGTCCGGCCAGGTGTTCCGCGCCGGTGACGACGTGACCCTGCAGCAGAAGAGGAGGGGGCGTTGAGAGATCTCATCAACTTCGCCCGTCGCGACGTCGCCAATTACCTCGCGACCCAGCACGGCGACGCGCCCGACGCCAGCAAGGCCGAGGTCATGGTCGCCGCTGCTGAAATGGTCATCGGCCTGCCGTACGAGATGGGCGGCAACGGCTGGCTCAACTCGATCGACGGTTACGGGTTCATCCGCTGGTGCGTCCGCGCCGCCGAGGCATGGGTCCCCCGCCTCGGTCTCCGCTTCCACCGCGAGATCGCTTGTGCGTCGGTCTCCCGCAGCAAGTTCGCCAGCCTGACCGGAGAGCCGGACGCCGACCAGATCCTGCCCTACATCGAGGCGTGGGGCCTGCAGCGGGTCAACGAGATCCATCCGATCAAGACCCAGCCGGGCGACATCGTGCTCTCGCTGGGTAACGGTCCCGGCGCCGTGATCGTCATGCAGGGCAGCGACCATCCCGAGGGCGAACTGGTCGCCGGGATCTGGTGTCAGAGCAGCCCCCAGATCCGGGCCGATGCCGGAGTGGGCCGCAGCCGGGTCCGCGTCTATCGCTGGCCGTCGGCCAGGGCGGTGGTCTGATGGCCGAGGCGACCAAGCCCATCGACACCGTGACGGTGCACCGTACGGCGATCGCTGAGATTTTCGCAGAGGCTGACCGCCGTGCGAACGCAGGCGAGCCCAACGGGACGCCGGCCCAGTTCGAGGGCGAGAGCGATTCCGCGTTCCACCTCCGCGCCGCCGACACCTTCATCCACATCGCCTGCGAACACGCTGCAGGCGGGCCCTGGTTCCCCGGCATCACGGGCCTGCACGCGAAACAGCGTTCTGAAGCGGCGGAGCCCGTGCTGTGACCCGGCCGCTTCTACTCGATCTCTTTTGCAAGGCCGGCGGCGCCGCGCAGGGCTACTACGATGCCGGGTTTGAGGTTGTCGGCGTCGATATCGAGCCGCAGCCGCGCTACCCGTTCGAGTGCATCCGAAGCGATGCGATGGCCCTCGACTGCGACTTTCTTGAACGCTTTGCGGCCTTTCACGCCAGCCCGCCCTGCCAGGGTTACAGCGCGATGCGCCATGCACCCGGCGCAAGAGGTGCGCCAAAGCTGATCCGACCCGTGCGGCAGATGCTGCGCGCCACAGGGCGGCCCTACATCATCGAGAACGTCGAGCAGGCCAGGATCGACATGATCCGTCCTGTAGCGCTTTGCGGGTCCATGTTCGGTCTCGGCGCCGAGGGGCACCAGTTGCGCCGGCATCGTCTGTTCGAGAGCAACATCCCCATCACCGCCCCGCGCCCGTGCGCTCATGCGTCGCCGGTTATCGGCGTCTATGGCGGACATGCTCGGCGCCGCGGCGCGGCTCACGGCGGTCGCGGGACGCGCGACGTCTGGATCGGCGGGCACAAGGGCGCGGCCAGCCTAGCGCTAGGCATCGACTGGATGACGCTCGAAGAACTGTCGGAGTCGATCCCGCCCGCCTTCACGAAGCACCTCGGTGCGCAGCTGCTCGAGCACTTGGCCCAAAGCGCGAGGGCCGCATGAGCGAGATCGAACGCGCCCTCAGGGTCGACGCCGGCATCCGCGCCGGGATCTCGACCGCTGCCGCCCTGCAGATCGAACGCGCCCGCGCCGGTAGCGCCTTGCGCGAGATCTATCTGCTCGCCGGCGAGGCCGCGCTCGACGCCGTCATCATCGCCCTGCGCCGTGAAGCGGTGGTCGGCCATCCCCCTATCGTTGGAGACCTGACGCCGTGACCTCCTTTTCCCGCGTCGAGACGATCGGCGACTCCACGCTTTACTTGGGTGATGCGCTTGCCGTGATGCAGGCCGTGCCCAGCGTGAAGGCCCGCGCGCTGATCTCCGACCCACCGTATTGCTCCGGCGGGTTCACCGAGGCCGCCAAGCGATCGGCGAAGGGGCAGGGCCTCCGGTCCGAAACCTTGCGCGAAAGCGACTGGTTCGGCGGCGACAACATGACGTCCGCCGGTCTGCAATGGATGCTGCGGTCGATCGCCGTCGCCTTCAAGGGCCACGCCTTGGCCGAGGACTGCACCGCCAGCTTCTTCGCCGACTGGCGCATGGTGCCGCTGCTTGCCACGGCCATCGAGAGCGCGGGGCTGCGCTATCAGGGCATGCCGGTCTGGGACAAGCAGGCCGCGGGCCTGGGGACCGGCTTCCGGGCCCAGCACGAGTGCATCATGCACTTCTCGATCGACACCCCGCGCTATCACTCCAAGAGCTACGGCAACGTGATCCGCGCGCCTCGCATGTCGTCCGACCGCGACCATCCCACCGAGAAGCCGGTCATGCTGATGGCCGCCCTGGTCGATGTGCAGACCGAGCCGGGCTCGCTGGTGCTGGATCCGTTCATGGGATCGGGCAGCACGGGCGTCGCGGCCGTGGGCATGGGGCGCCGCTTCGTCGGAATAGAGCATGACCCGGTTCACTTCGACACAGCCTGTCGCCGGATCGAGGCGGCTTACAACCAGCCGCGCCTTTTCGCCGAGCCCCCCCCCCGGTCCGTCCAGCCGTCCATGTTCGCGGACGGTGCGGCATGATCCGGCATCGGCCCCCCCTCAAACTTAACTGTGGCGTGGCGGCATGAGCCGGATCGAGATTATCGGCGACGCCACGCTGTATCTCGGCGACTGCCGCGAAGTCTTGCCTACGCTGGGTGAAGTCGATGCGGTGGTCACAGACCCGCCGTTCGGAATGTCGTTTCAGTCGAATTTTCGCGGACAGCAGCACGCCAAGATCGCGAACGATGACGATGTCGGCCTGTTGCAATGGGCTTGTGAAATCCCGGTTCGCCACAGCCGCTATGTCTTCTGCCGGTGGGATAACATCCGGGACGTGCCAAAGCCAAAGAGCCTGGTGACGTGGGTCAAGAACAACTGGTCCATGGGCGACCTGGAGCATGAGCACGCCCGGCAAACTGAGGTTGCCTGCTTCTATCCCGGCCCAGACCATCGCTTCCCCCGCGGTCGCCCGACGGACGTGATCGAGGCTGCTCGGACCGGGAACAACTTCCATCCCACCGAGAAGCCAGTCGCGCTCATGGAGGCGATGATCCGATGGACGGAAGGGCGAGTGCTAGACCCGTTCATGGGATCGGGAACGACCGGGGTCGCATGCTCGCTGCTGTCACGGCCCTTCATCGGTTGTGAAGTCGACGAGAGCTATTTTGATACCGCCTGCCGGCGCATCGAAGAGGCGTTTAAGCAGCCGCGCCTTATGATCGAGCCCCCCCCCCCCGGCCGTTCAGCCATCCATGTTCTCGGACGGTGCGGCATGAACCGGGTTCGGAACCTCGCTCCATATGAATATTGCGAGGCGGCCTGATGGACGATGCTGGAACCTTCGCGCCGGAGCGCCATGGTCTGGGCGGTGGTCAGGTCGCTGAAGCCGTGCCGGCGGCGCTGCCGCACAACCTCGAGGCGGAACATGCCCTGCTGGGCATCCTGCTCTACGACAACGGGCCGTATGAGCGCTGCGGGGCCTTGCGTCCCGACCAGTGGTTCGAGCCCTTCCACGGCTTCCTCTACTCGGCCATCGAGACCGCGATCCGCAAGGGCCAGGTGGCCGAACCGATCACGCTGCACAAGCTGTGTGAGTCCGGGCCCATGGCGGCCGCCTATGAAGAGCTCGGCGGCGTCCGCTACCTCGCCGACCTGGTCGATCGCGCCCCGCCGGCCAGCAACGCCCGCGACTACGCCAGCCAGATCATCGACGAGCACAAGCGCCGTGAGGTGATCCGCGTCGGCGGCGCCATGATCACGGCCGCCAAGAGCCGAGATCTCGACATCAGCGCCGACGATATCGTCGAGACCGCCGAGGCCGAGCTCTACGGCGTCGCCGAGCATGCCCAGGGGCAAGGCGGCTTCATCACCTTCAGCACCGCCCTGACCGGCGCCATCGGCCAAGCGGCGGAGGCGTACGGCCGCGAGGGCGGCCTCTCCGGCATCGCCACCGGCCTGATCGATCTGGACCGCAAGACCGGCGGTCTCCACGGCTCCGACCTCATCGTGTTGGCCGGGCGGCCCAGCATGGGCAAGACGGCCCTGGCGACCAACATCGCCTTCAACGTTGCCAAGAACTACGCCTTCGAGATGCAGCCCGACGGCACGAAGAAGACCGTCCAGGGCGGCATCGTCGCGTTCTACTCCCTCGAGATGAGCGCCGAGCAGTTGGGTCTGCGGATCCTGGCCGACGCCGCCGGCGTGCCCAGCGATCGGATCCGCCGCGGCGAGATCGACGCCCGCGAGTTCGGTCTCATCCGCGACGCGGCCCAGGAGATCCAGGACGCCCCGCTCTACGTCGACGCGACCGGCGGCCTCACCCTGGCCCAACTGACCGCCAGGGCCCGTCGCCTGAAGCGCCAGCACGGTCTGGACCTGATCATCGTCGACTACCTGCAGCTCGTCACCGTTCCCGGCTACGGCGGCGGACAGCGCGTCCAGGAGGTCAGCGCCATCACGGTGGGCCTGAAGGCCCTGGCCAAGGAGCTCGCCTGCCCGATCATCGCGCTGTCGCAGCTGTCCCGCCAGGTCGAGCAGCGCGAGGACAAGCGGCCCCAGCTGAGCGATCTGCGGGAGTCCGGTTCGATCGAGCAGGACGCCGACATGGTCTGGTTCGTCTACCGTGAAGCCTATTACGTCGGCCGCGCCGAGCCCCGCCCCGGCACGCCGGAGCATACCGCCTGGCAGGACGAGATGGACGCCGTGGCCGACCTGGCCGAGCTCATCATCGGCAAGCAGCGTCACGGCCCGATCGGCACCGTGCGCCTCGACTTCACCGCCGACACCACCCGCTTCCACAACGCAGCGCCTAGCAGCGCGGCGCCTAACAGTTTCAATCGGGGAGATTGATTTCCATGGCCCGTATTAGATCCGTCCACCCCGCATTGTTCACCGACGAGGCCTGGGTCTCCTGCTCGCTCGCCGCCCGGCTGCTGATCATCGGCCTCTGGACCGACGCCGACGATCAAGGCGTCTTCGAGTGGCGGTCCCTGCAGATCAAGATGCGGATCTATCCGGCCGACATGGTCGACGTTTCCGTCCTGCTGGACGAGCTCGCCGCCGCCGGCATCATCAAGGCCTTCGAGGTCGAGGGTAAGCGCTACGGCGCCGTGAAGAACTTCCGTAAAGCCCAGCGCCCTAAGAAGCCCAACGCCATCCACCCGCTCCCCGCGGCCCTGATCGACTACGTCGGCCGTCCCGGCAAGGGGGGAACCGGTACCGAACTCGAAGGCGATGAAGGTGACCCAGTTCCTCCCGGAGGAGGAAGCGACCCATCCTTAAAGGGTGGTGAGTTCGGAACCGGTACGGAACCTGTTCCCCACTCGTCCGGTACCGGTGGGGAAAAGTTGAATCAGATGGAGGATGGAGGGGAGGGTAGAGTAGAGGAAGACTCCCCCCCTACCCCCCCTCCGGTGGGGCGAGACGACAGCGAGGCGTACCGAAAGGCCATGGCGGCCTATCCGGAGCGCGGTCACGTCCACACCAAGCCGGATGCCGCCCAGACCGAATGGCTGGCCGCCGCTGGTGAGATCGACGCCTTCGACCCGGCCAACGATCCCGAGCTGGTGCTGCTGGCCTGCGTCGAGGCGTACTCGGCGCGGCTGAATGCTGGCCACACCGGCGTTCCGGGCTTCCAGACCTGGCTGCGCAAGGGGCAGTGGAAGGTCTGGCTGCCGACCGTGACCAAGGCCACCGGCGCCGATCCCGCCAAGCCCCAGCCCTGGGCGGGCCCCGCCGCGATCTGGGACGCTGTCGTCGAGCACGCCGGCAAGCACCTGCCGCTGCGGGGCGCGACCGCCGAGGACTACGCCGCCAGCTGGTTGGGCGTCACGACCTGGCAGGACATGCCCACCAAGGCCGTGCGAGCCCGAAGCGGCGTTGTCGCCGACCGGCTGAAGCACGACGTCGGCCAGGTGCTGGCGGACCTCGGCGTCGCGGTGATCCACGATCGCAAGGTGGCGGCGGCATGACCGAGGAACGGAACCCAGACCTCACCGCCAGCCGCACCGAGATCATCACCCATCCGCTGTCAGCGCACCAAGGCGAGATCGGCTACGACCTGTTCGATTCCCTGAGCGTCCTGGGCAAGACGATCAGGGTCACGCTCGACGGGGTGGAGATCCACGAGGTCATATCCACCGACCCGGAGCGCGGCACGCTTGTCCGCTACGTCACCGACGAGAAGGGCGACATCACGCTCAACGCCAGCCGCGAGGAAGCTCTCACCGAGACCCTGACCGGCCAGGTCATCGTGGAGGCCTACAACGCATGAACGCCATAGCCTCCCGCACCTCGCCCGCCACCTGCATCGTCATCGGCTGCCGTAGGACCGGTAAGCCTCGTGAAGCCAATGGCGAGTTCATCTGCACCACCCACCTGAAGGCCTGCCCTAGCGCCGATCTCACCAAGCACGCGGAAGCCGCATCCGCCCTGAAGGCCATCTCGGCCAGGTACGAACTCAGGGGAGGGGATAAGGCGCCTGTCGTGAGAGCGGAGATCAGGGAGATCAACGCATGGCGCACGCTTCGCACCTTCATCGCCGGCCACTTCGGCATCCAGACCAAGGGGGATGCATGACCCGCCCAACGATCAGATCCCAAGTAGGGCCCCTAACGGCCCTGCAGCATCACGCCGTGATCTACACCCGCGCCAAGACAGCCATGATGGCCGCGGTTGAGGTCGCGATCATCTCCCACGAATGGCTATCGGTCCTGCGGGCGGTGGTTGAAGCTGACGGCGTGGAACGCCCGGCCCAAGTCGCGGCCTTCTCGAAGGCGGTGGTTGAAGCCGATGCGGCGCTTGCCGCCGCTGTGACCATCTGGCGCGAAGAGCTGCTGACGCTTCACCGCGCCGCCTTGTCACTGGGCGGTGGTCCTCTGTTGGCGGTGGTCGGAAAGCCAACGACCCGGCTGATCGCCGCGGCGCGGGGCTACGTCGAGGCCAAGGCCGACATCGACAGCCACGCCGGGCCGTTCAACGGCATCACCTATTCAGCCCTCATCGCCAGCTGGCGCGGCGCCATGAAGGACCTGGACGCGGCGGCCAAGGCCTACGCCGGCTCTGTCGACCTCGCCGCCGCCCTCACCACTCCCGATAGCGAGGCATAGACCATGGGGGAGAACGAAATCCCGGTCATGGATGACCCGCTTGGCAAGCATTGGGATCAGCCGCGCGACATCAGATCAGCGCCGATGGACGAAGCCCACGTCATCTTACGGCCCGATCAGGCGGTAGGCCTCTGCAACTACGACCGCACGCTCCCATCAGGCGTCTATCCCGGCAAGTGCTGGCGACGGCGCGAGACCAAGCCCGACCGCGACATGCTGGTCTGGTACGGCGCGGAAACGCCGGATGGCAAGTGCCCGATCTTGATGCGCGACATGCTGATCATCATCCCCAACCCGGAGGCATAGACCATGGCTGAGACCCTGGAACCCCACGTCCAAAAGGCGGTGGATGATCTGACGCGCTGGATTTGCACCATCCCCGCCAAGTTCGACGGGCGCGAAAACCGCACGTTCGAACAGATCGCCGCGTCGGCCGCCGCGCTGATCCTCGGCGAGCTCAAGCGCGCCCGCACCCCCTCGCCACCCCCGGCCCCCTCTGACGCGATGGTGGAGGCGGCGGCGCGAGCCTATGTCGAGGACGCGGCGGAAAAGGCGGTGATGGCCGGAACGCTGACCTATCGCGGCTCCTACCGGGAAGCGGTCGGCAACACCGTCGAGGAGAACTGGCTCAAGTACGTCGGCGAGGCGAAGAAGATCCTCACCGCCGCCCTTGCCGAAGGGGAGAAGCCCGCGCCGGGTGGTCGGAAAAGCCTCTCTTGCACGAACCCATGGTGCGGATCGGGCCGGCTGTGCGGCCATTGCGAGGCAGCCCCATCGGTTCCCGACGCCGCTAGACGGCCTGAGCAAGAGCAGAAGACCGACGACCTCGCAGAGAACCCTTACGAGGCGTGCTTGCGCCGGGCGGTCGAGCCGTTCCTGCAATGGCTGGAGAACCGCGAATGCTCGGCCGGCGGCGTCCAAGACGTGCGCGAGGGCCTGATAGGCGTCGAGGACGTCTTGCCGGACACCAACATAGTCGCGGGCGCTCCATTGCGCAGCGCGCCAGAGGACGCCCTGACGTTCGGGCATCTGCGCCGTCTTCGGGACGCGTACGAGGGCCGGCCGGTTGACGAGCCCGCCCTCTACGCCGCCCCCACGCCGCCGACAGCGACCTTGTGCGGATCGGCCGAGTGTTTGGCGACCTGCGACGAGAGCCGGGTTCACGCCAGATGTCCCGCTTCGACGCCAGGAGTGAGCCCCGCTCGGGTGATGTCGATCATCTTCGATGCGAAACAGAGGATCATCGACTGCGAAGACGCGACCAACCAGATCATCGCCCTGTTCAACGGAGCGCCACCGACAGCGGGCGGGTGGAAGCCGGATAGGGAGCGTGTCGCCGAAAAGGTCATCAAGGCCGCCCGCAACATGCCGCGCCAAACACCGAAGCCGGGCGGATGCTCTACGGTCCACGATTTCCAGATCGAAGCTGGCACCGTCTGGGCGCTCGACAAGGCGCTGACCGAGTACGACGCCATCCTCTCGCTGCCGTCCACCCTTGAGGGAGGGGGAAATTAAGATGAGTGTTCATCCCGGATCGGAGGATAGGCCCTGCGGCGAGCAGCCTGACCAGACCGTGATTGCGACGGCTGCGCTCGCCCCTGAAAGCTTTATCGCAGCCGTGGCCGCGATAGAGTTCCACGACGACAACGGTGGCCCATACGCCCTGAATTACGCCGTGACGAACACGCTGCACGGGCGCGGTTCGCTGGACAAAGTAACGCGCCGAACGGTGGCGAGCGCTATTCGCACCCTTCAGGCCGTGATCCGCGAGGCTCAGACGCTCCACGCCGCCGCCAAGGCTGGAGACCCCGCATGACCAAGCTGACCGACGAACAGCGCGAGCTGCTGTCCGCCCTGGCTGAAGGCGCTCGGATCATCCACGCCCAAGACGGCGATTGCGCTTGGATCTCGCCGCGCCGAGATGAACCCCGCTGGAACGACCTAAATTGGCATGACATGCGAGTTCTGCGCGGGGCTGGGTTGATCGGCGACGAGGACGACGGAGACGACGAAAGCCGCTTTCACCCGGCCGAGGTGATTACGACCGCCGGCCGCCTCGCCCTTCAGCAGGGGAAGGGGTGATGGGCGCTGCAATCATCTGCGCTGGAGCCCTGATCATGCTGGGGCTTTGCGAGGTCGCCAAGGAAATAAAAAGCCTGACGACCACCCTCCGCCAGCAGCAGGAGGGCGACCATGTCTAACCCCTTCGAAATCCTGCAAGAGCCCAACACGGTTCACCTCAACATGCTACGCGGCGGGATTGCCAAGCTGACCCCGGCACACATCGGCCACCTCTACCGTGGCGAAGAGGCCCGCGCGGTCGTGCGCGAAGTGATGCGTCAGAACCCGGAAATGTTCGATGAGGGCGATCTAGGACCGGTCCACTCGAAGCCCTAGCGCTACAATAACGGCTGTGGCACGTTCCGCCCTTGGTTTCCGTGAGCGGGTCAACGCCCGTATTGGACAAGCACATGCAGCGGTACGCGAAGAAGAGTGTTGCAGGTCGCCCGGCGGCGCCACAGCCCTCTAAGGCTAAGCTGAGCGCCCTAGAGTTTCCGCCTGGCCCGAAGCAGGTCTTGCATGTCGGCTGCGGCATCCGACGCCCAGGTCAGCTGGCTGGACCCTTCGAAAATGCTGACTGGACCGAGGTTCGCCTCGACATCGATAGCGCCGTGAACCCTGACATCGTGGGCGACATCCGCGATATGGCCGGCGTTTCGGACGACTCGTATGATGCGGTGTGGTCATCCCACAATATCGAGCATCTCTATGCTCACGAAGTCCCGCTAGCGATGCGAGAATTCTACAGAGTTCTGAAGCCGGGCGGCTATCTGCTACTGACTTGTCCCGACCTTCAAAGCGTCTGCGCGCTGATTGCCGCCGGGAAGATCGACAGCCCGGCCTACACCGTGCAGTCAGGACCGATCATGCCCACGGACATCATCTACGGCTTCGGAAAGGCGCTGGAACGCGGCGATGTGTTTATGCAGCACAAGACCGGCTTCACCCGCAAGACGATGGTCGCGCTGATCTCTGACGCCGGCTTCGAGCGAGCCGAGTGCGTCGCCGGCGCGAAGTTTGATCTATGGGCGTCGGGCCGCCGACCGGCCGCCGCTGGTGCAGCTTAGCCTCAGCGGGGCGTGGCAAGATATCCCGTGACAAGCCGCGCGAAACTGCTCAACTCGGATTAGGCGTCGGTCCGAAGCCTTGGCTTCGGCCAGGTCATTCGGGGACCCACATGCCTTCATTCCAAACTTCGGCCGCTCAGCGGCTGTCCGTCACGGCGCGCGGCGTCGTTGTGCCTCTGCTTTCGCAGCTCAACCGCCACCACTGGGATGATCTCGGCCTGGCGGTGTTGAGTGCGGCCGACGGCAACACCAACGCCGAGCGCTACCTGCTTGACAGGGTCGAGGCCGACCTGGGCGTCACCGCCCATGACCGCCTTGTCGCCGACCATGGTCGCGACGTTGTGGTCGGCCAGCATTGCGCCATTGATCGACCGAGGCGCGTTCGCGCTCGCACGGGCAAGAAGGCCCAGGATCCTGGTGTGTTCACGAAGAACGACCTGATCGCCATCGCCGCCGCCGAGCGGCTGATCCGCAATTCATCGCCGGCCAAACAGGAAGATGGCCGTGAGGCGCTGCAGCGGATCGTCGATCGACGAGAGGCAAGGATCTTGGCAGCGCGCGCCGCGACGGCTGAGGCCGAGGCGACGGCCCTGGCCGATCTCCGCGACCAGTCCGTCCAGAAGCGTCGCGACGGCCGACTCCGTCGCGTCGACGGGCTGGAGCTGCTGCGGACGTCAGGCGCGCTCTCCGATTTCGGCCATCGCTGCGCCCAGCGCTACGGCGACCTCTACAAAGCCACACAACCGCGTTCTACGTATCGCAGCTGCCTGGCCGAGCAGGGCGCGATTGTCATCGATCAGCGGAGCGACGCTGAGATGGCGACCGCTGAACAAGCGGCCAAGGAGCGCGCACTCGCCGCGCGGACCATGCGCCGGGCGATCGACCGCATGGTCATCACCGCGACGTCGGCCAAGGCGTTGCTGATCCTGCAGCAGGTAGCAGGCGAGGGCGCCACCGTCGCCAGCCTTTCGAGCAGCGGACCGATCAGAACCGTGTTTCGCCGCGAGGTTATCGCCGCGATCGCCGTGCTTGAGGTTGTCTATTCGCCGCGCCCGGTTGTGGCGGAACCTGTCGGTGACGCCGGCAGCGTGGCGCACGTCCCCAACACGCCTCGTCGAAGGGTGTCTGAAACCACGATACTCGTCGACGAAAACAACGAGTTCGTCCGAGAAATCGTCCGCCTTCTGCCGGTGCATCGCTAAGTATGCTGGGGTGTGGTGCACGGTTTCGACTAGGACAAAAGAAGGCGCCTTGACGAGAGGCGCCTTACAGCGCATTTTAAGGACGGTCCACAAAACCGCCCCGACAACGCCCTGGCCTCCCAGCCGGGGCGTTTCGCGTTTCCGCCGGGGAAACTGCGTCTGGACCTCAGCCATCCCTGCCTCTGCCTTGAGGCAGTTCAGCCCCCTCAGCCTTACACCCCGGGTTGAGGCGGGCACACCGCGTCCGGCGGATCCGGTCCAACAAGAAGGAAGAGACGATGAACGTCCAAGCCAAGTTCTTTTGCAGCGAGATCAAGCACGCCGCCGTCCCCGGTAGCGAGCCGTTCGCGACTGTCGTCCTGTCGCCGGTGTTCGGCAGCTACGGCGACGGCAAGGTCAACGAGACCTGGGCCAAGTACACGCCATGCGGCAAGATTGAGATGGGCATTACCAACCCCGCCGCGATCGAGGCCTTCGAACTGGGTAAGGCCTACCTCATCACCTTCACGCCGGCCGAGTAGGCCGACCCGAGATCATCAGCGGCGTGGACGGACACGCACGAAACAGCAGCGCGGGATACGGCCGCTCGCCTTCAGACCCGGTCCTTGTTTCGCATCGACCGCGCTGTTGGTAGGAGAGTCGTCCTCGGAAGGCCCGCTAGCCGGTATCAAGCCCGGCCTGATGACCATCATCGCCCGCCTCCGACAGCCGCACACGTCCCCGCTTATGGCTCAGTCCTGGCGCGCATGATCGCGAGCGGGCGATACCTTGACCAGCTTTGCGACCCAGCAGCACCCCGACATGGCCCCCCGACCATGACGCTGCTGGGTCGTGAGGACATCGGAGATCCGCCCATGCAGATCCTCGCCGGCCTCACCATCCTTATCCACTTCGCCGCCTTCGCTCTCCTGTCCTGTCTCGATCCGCGCTGATGGCGCGCCCTGACAGGCGCAGCGCAGAGGCCACCGAGTATCGAAAGCTCTACAACAAGCGGCAATGGCGCGAGACGCGCGCCCGTCACCTGGGTGGTGAGCCGCTGTGTCGCATGTGCCTAGCCGTCGGGCTGATCAACGACGGCAGCCGCCGCATGGACGGATCCGTGCAGACCGATCGCCGCAGGATCTTCCTGGTCTGCGACCACATCGAGCCTCACCGCGGCGACGTCGTGAAGTTCTTCGCTGGGCCGTTCCAGACGCTCTGCCCTGATCACCATGACATCGTGAAGCAGCAGATCGAGGTGCGCGGCTACATCGCCGGCACGGACCTGGCCGGAAGGCCGATCGACCCAGCTCACCCCTGGAATCGACCACGCCAGGCCTGAAAAGCGACATTTGCGAGCCGATTGCACTGGACATCGCCGAAACCTGCCGAGGGGGAGGGGGGGTAAAATCCCCACGAACCTTCGAGCTAAAGACCGGCGGGGTAACTGCATTCGCACTGAGACCAGTTTCGAAACAAAAAGTTGGGGGCCCCCCGTAGGGGGGATGGCGCATGAAGGCGGTCCCAGGAACTGGCAGCATCATCGAGGAGCCCCACTGGCGGCTGCTCCTGAGCGATGACCTCGAGGTCGAAGCGGCGACCGAGTACTGGCGTTTGGTGTCGAACGAGCTGCGCGATCGCACGCTGCTGGCGGCGGTGAACAGCCACGCCGTTCGCCGCTTGGTGCTGGCCTATCTGATGTTCGATCGCGCGAGCCGCGACGTGCTGGAGAACGGCGGCGTTCTGAAGCCTCGCCGGGGGAACAGCAAGGCCATCGCCCGGGCCAACCCGAGCGTCGCGATCATGCGCAACGCCGACCACGACGCCACGCTGCTCGAGGCTGAGCTCGGCATCTCGCCGCGCCGTCGCGAAGGCGCGGCCAAGGTCGCGAGTGGTGGCCAGAGAACCAGGGCCGCCGACAGCTATCTGAAGCCGATCGCCAAGAGATAGGTCAGCGCGTCAACGCGGTGAGGTGCGCCGTTGGCCAAGAAACCACGCCGCGCAGTCTCGGATCCGACCACGCAGTGGGCCGAGGATGTCGTCGCAGGGCGGATCATCAGCGGCGAGTTCGCGATCGCCGCGGCCCGCCGGCATCTGAGGGATCTCGAAGAGGGCCATAAGCGCGGCCTGGTGTGGAAGCCGGAGAAGGCTGCTCATGCGCTGGGGTTCTTCCCAGCTGTTCTGTCGATCACTGCCGGAGCGAAGGCCGGCGAGCCGTTCAACCCGCTGCCATGGCATGCGTTCGTTATCGGATCGCTGTTCGGATGGCATCTGGATTCTGGCCGCCTGCGGTTCCGCCGGGCCTGGCTCGAGACCGGGAAAGGCCAGGCCAAGTCGCCGCTTATGGCGGCCATCGGGCTCTACCTGCTCGGGTTCTACGGTGTCCGCCGCGCTGAAATCTACGCCATCGGCCAGGACCGTCGGACCGCGAACGTGCTGTTCAACGACGCCGTGGCGATGGCGAAGGCCCCGATCCCGGGCGGCGACGATGATGACACGCTGGAGAAGCGGGAAGAGGTCATCATCCGGGGCGAAGGCGACAACGCCTGGAAGATCGAGCACATCGACAGCGGGTCGAAGTTCCAGAGCCTGGCCAACGGCGACGCGATTTCAGGCCCCCGCCCGACGGCGGTGTTGGCCGACGAGATTCACGAGTTCAAGTCGAACGCATCGATCGAGACCTGGCAGCGCGCGATCGCGAAGATGCCTGGCGATGCGATGATGATCCTGGGCACCAACACGCCGGCCAGCACGCAGCTGGTCGGCACCGGCTACAGCGAGTTCTTCCAGAAGGTTCTCAAGGACGAGGTCAACGACGACGAGGCCTTCGCCTTCATCGCCCGCGTTGACAAGGCTGATCGCGAAACGGTGTTCGATAATCCGGAGTGCTGGAAGAAGGCGCTGCCGGCGCTGGGAATCACGTTCCCGATGCAGAACATCCTCGGCGAGGTGAACACCGCGCGGGTGCTGCTCTCGACGGCGATGTCGGTCAAGCGCCTGTACTTCGGGATCCCGACGGGTTCGGTGGACTTCTGGATCGACGAGGAGGCGTGGGTCCGGGTCCAGGGTCAAGTGAACCCCGACGACTTCCGAGGCTGTCCCTGCTGGGCTGCGCTCGACCTGTCGCAGAAGAATGACCTGACCGCCCTGACCGTGGTCTGGCTGAAGGACGGCAAGCTCTTCGCGAAGACTTGGTATTGGACGACGCGCCCAGGCTTGGCTGATCGGTCCCGCAAGGAGTCGACCAAGTACGAGGAATGGGCCGAGGACGGCCAGTACCTCACCGCTCTCGACAGCAAGACGGTCGACAAGACCTTCGTCGCCGCCCAACTGAAGGCGATCTGCGCCGAGCACGACATGCAGTGCCTAGCCTTCGACCCGGCTGGTATCGCGGATTTCGAGAAGGCCTGTGGCGAGATCGGCTTACCGGTCTGGCGCTGGAAGGGGCCAAAGGAACCCGAAGGTTCTGGCCTCAAACTGATCGTGCACGCGCAAGGTACGCTGGTCCGGTTCGAGGACAAGCAGCTCTGCATGCCGCGGTCTATCGAGAAGTTCGAAGACAAGATCCTACTGGACGACATCGTCATCGACAGTTCGCCGGTGACCTACATGTGCGCGGGCAACGCCAAGGTCATCGCCGATGGCCAGAACAACCGGGCCTTCGACAAGAAGAACTCGCGAGGACGTATCGACGGCCTGGTGACGATTGCCATGGCTGTCGGCGCCGCGACGTATTCGCCCGACGCGGCTGATCCGGACACCATTCCGGATGACTACGAAATGAAGGTGTGGGGGTGATGATGCTCGAGATCGTCCGCACCATCATGGCGCTCGTCGGCCTAGTAATGATCTTTTCCGGCCTCGCTCTGGTCTCACTGGCCCTCGCGATCACGACCGTCGGCGCAATCCTCCTGGTGGCGTCGATCGCGTCGGTCTGGATGGCCAAGACATGATCGGCGTTACGCAGCTTTTACGCGGATCCTCTGCGAGCTCGCAGACTGACCAACGGTCCGGAGCCTCGGACCCCAAGTCTTTCCTGCTCGACATGCTGGGCGGTCAAATGACGGCAACCGGCATGCGGGTCGGCCCGGCCGAGGCACTGACGGTGCCAGGGATCTCTGCATGTACGCAGGTGATCTCGGACGACATGGCCAAGACGCCGCTTCGCCTCTATCGCCGGGTGAAGGGTGGCGGGCGAGTGCGCGCCGAGGACCATCAGGTCTACCGTCTGCTGAAGGATCATCCTGCGCCGTGGCTGACGTCCTACGCTTGGCGCCGCGCTCTATTCCAGTCGATGGCCCTGACCGGCAATAGCTACGCCCGACCTCGCCGAGACGCCTTTGGCGTCGTCGATCGCGTCACCAACCTCAAGACACGGCAGATTACGCATCGCTGGGCCGATGACGGCGAGCCGTTCTTCGATCTGCAGTTGGCGGGCGGCGGGCGGCTCAGCGGTCTTGGCTATCAAGATATCGTCCACCATCACTACCGTGGCTCGACTGAGTACGGAGAAAACGGCGGGATCTACGGATGCTCGCCTTTGGCGACACATAAGGAGACAATCGGGCTCGCGATCGCGACCGAGGCTTTCGCCGCGAAGTTCTTCAAGAACGGTGCTCGCCCGTCCGCGGTCATCGAGACCGACAAGACCTTCACGAACGACGAAGTGGCCAACCGCATGCGCCGCCAGGTCGAGAATATTCTCGGCGGCGTCGACAATGCGGGGAAGGTGGCGATCCTTGAGCTCGGCCTGAAGCTGAAGCAATGGTCGGTAAACAACAACGACGCCCAACTGGTCGAGCTTCGAAAGCAGCAAGCCGCCGATATAGCGACGATGTGGCGGGTTCCGCCGCATAAAATCGGCATTTTGGACAAGGCGACGTTCAGCAACATCGAACACCAATCGATGGAGTACGTCACCGATACTCTGATGCCGCTGGCCGCTATGTCGGAACAGCAGCTGGAGATCGCGCTGCTCTCGGAGAGCGAGCAAGAGGAATACTTCATCGAGTACGACCTCGATGGCCTGCTGCGCGGCGATCTGGCTAGTCGCTATCGCGCTTACGCGATTGGCCGCCAATGGGGCTGGCTGTCGGCGGACGATATCCTGGCCAAGGAAAATCAGAACGCACTGCCCGATGGCAAGGGCCAGATCTACCTCACGCCGATCAACATGGCCCCAGCCGGTGAAGATCCGTCGAAGGAAGATCCGGCGGCCGATGACGGTCCAGACCGCAGCCGAAACCGCCCAGCACCCGATCAACTGCCGGCCTAGCTGAGAGAACCCCCATGACCACTCGCGCCTTCCAAGCGCTCACGGCCGAGCCGTGGGCGATCGAACCTTCATGGCTGCCGCTTCTCGCCGCCATGGCGATGCGAGAACAGCCGACCATCAAGCCCGACCCGACTTGGGCGGCGCACAACATCGACATCTACGCCGGCCCGAACGCCAAGAAGATGGAAGGCGCACGCTACGCAACGGTGACCGCTGAGGGCGTCGCCATGATCCCGGTGTTCGGCCCGATCTTCCCCCGGGCGAACATGCTTACCGAGGTGTCAGGCGCCACGACCGCCCAGGGCTTGCTCGCTGACTACCGCATGGCGCTGGCTCATCCCGAAGTCGGGGCGACGATGGTGATCATGGACACGCCCGGCGGCGCCGTCACGGGCATCGCGGCTCTCGCCGACGCCTTCTGGACTGGGCGCCGGCAGAAGCCCCTGGCGGTGCATGTGCTTGGCAATATGGCGTCGGCTGGGCTCTGGCTCGGCAGCCAAGGATCGACGATCACGATCGACCGAACCTCGTCGATCGGATCGTTGGGCGTCCTGGCCGGCATGTCGAAGCAGGTCGAACCTGACGCCAGCGGGAATATGGCGTTCGACATCGTGTCGTCGAACGCCCCGAACAAGCGCGTCGATCCCAGCACCGAGGAAGGCACCGCCGAGATTCGCTCGATGCTCGACGCGATCGAAGAGCAGTTCATCAACGACGTGGCGCGCGGCCGCGGGACCACGGTCGCCCGCGTCAAGGCCGACTTCGGCCAGGGCGGCGTGAAGGTAGGCGCGGCCGCCGTCGCCGCCGGCATGGCCGACAAGGTCACCAGTTTCGAGGCCGCCTATCGGGACGTCGCCAATGGCGTCGCCAACGCGCGAAAGCTCGCGCGCCTGAAGGCCTGAACCCATTCCCTAGGCGAAGGCCAGGGATTCACCCGGGGGCATAGCCCTCAACGCGGACCAGGAGGTATTTATGTCCCGCGATCTCGCCAGCCTTCGCCAAGCGCGGGCTACGGCCTACCAGCGCATGACCGATCTTCAGACGACGGCCAACACCGAAAACCGAGCGTTCACCGGCGATGAGCAGACCGCATTCGACGCCGCGGCGTCGGATGTGGAGGGTCTCGACACCCGCATCCGCTCGGCGGAGCGCATCAATCAGTTGCGCGCTTCGACCGCCATCACGTCGACCGCCAGCGAAGACGCCGGCGCGGAGGGCGATCGCGACGCGCCGGCCGCCCGGACTTCGCCGCAGGCGCGGACTGCTGTCGAGCCCGGCATCATGTTTGCCCAAACGGTCCGTGCCTTGGTGCTGGGCAAGGGGGATATGTCGGCATCGGCCAAGTTCGCCGCCGAGACGTGGGGCGAGCGCTACGATGTGACCGCTGCTCTGCAGGCGAACGACAACTCGGCCGGCGGCTTCCTCGTGCCCGGCCACTTCTCGGCCGAGATGATCAGCCTGCTGCGGCCGCGCACCATCGTTCGCCGGAATGCTCGTGAAGTTCCGCTGGTCGGCGGCAAGGACACGATGCCGGTGGTCGAAAGCGGCTCGGCGGCCTACTACATCGGCGAGGGCTCGGACATCCAGACCAGCGAACCGACCTTCGGTTCGCTGACCTTTGTCGAGCGCGAGATCGCCGCGATCGTGCCGATCTCGAACAAGCTGCTGCGCCACGGCGCCGTGAACGTCGACATGATGGTTCGCGATGACATGGTCGGCGGCTTCGCCCAAGCCGAGGATGCCGCCTTCATGCGCGGCAATGGTGTCGGCGCCGCCCCGAAGGGGTTGCGCTATCTCGCGGCCTTCACCGTCGACGCCAACGGGTCGGTCAGCGTCGCCAACATCGACGCCGATGCGCGCAAGCTGATCAACGCCCTGACCCTGTACGACATCCCGATGACCAACGTCCGCTGGACGATGAGCCCGCGGGTGTTCGGCTACCTGCAGGACCTGCGCGACGGCAACGGCAACAAGGTCTATCCGGGCCTGGAACTGGCCACGCCGGTCTGGAAGGGCTTCCCCGTCGAGCAAAGCACCGCGATCCCGATCAACCTGGGCAGCGGCACCGAAAGCGAGGTCGGCCTGATCGACTTCGGCGAGGCCGTCATCGCCGACACCTTCCAGGTGCGGATCGATGTCAGCGACTCGGCGTCGTACAAGGTCAACGGCAGCTTGGTCTCGGCGTACTCCCGCAACCAGACCTTGATCCGCGCGGTCGCCGCCCACGACTTCGGTCTGCGGCGCTCCCGCGCCGCCGCCTTCCTGACCGCGGTGACCTGGGGCGGCTAGCGCGCCTCATCCCATCGGGCGCGCCGACGCTCTTCCATGACATCGCGCACATGCGCAAGGCGACCGCTCCGGCGGGCAGTCGCCGCACTTGATGGAGACATCCTATGTCTGGACTTTCCCGCAATCCCGCATCGGACATGTACGCTATGTACGTGGGCGCTGCGGTGGCCGCCACCGCCGGTGGCACGGGCGACGCGACCGTCGCTGTCAGCACCGCGATCGATCTGACCGCGCTGCCCGATCGCTTCGAGGCGATCGCTTTCACGATCGCCGCCACCACGACCCTGGCAGCGACGAAGTCTCTGACCGTGGCCGGCAAGATCGAAACGAGCGCCGATAACACCAACTGGTCGGACCTGACGGCGTCGGCCACGCTCCTGACCCTGTCGAGCACGCCGGGCGGCACCGTGACCGGCGCCGCCGTCGTTGACGGTTCGCTGGAGTATGCGCTGCGCTACGTGCGCCTGAGCATCACTCCCGACCTGTCGGCGACCGGCACCGACACGGCCAGCATTCTGCGCACGGCCGTCCTTACCGGTCGCCGTCACCAGACCTAAGCGCCAGCCGCCGGGCCGATCGCAGTGCGATCGGCCCACACGCCAGCTCCAAAAAGCAGGATGCAGACCATGGCCAAGAAGGTTGTGTTCGTCCGTTACACCCAACCCTACAACATCGGCGAAGCCGCTACGTTCGAAGACGATCGCGCGGCGGCTTACGTCAAGGCCGGCGACGCCGAGTACGAGAAGTCTGGTCTCGGCGCTATACCTCTCGATTGGGCCAAGCTGAAGGGTCCGGAGAAGATCGCCCTCGCCAAGGCGATCCTTGGCGGTGAGGGCGACCTCAATCCCAAGGAAGCGACGGCGATCATCCAGGAAGAGGTTGACCGCCGCGCTGCGGAGGTTTTGGCCCTCGAAGGCCAGACCGAAGGCCAGACCGAAGGCCAGACCGAAGGCCAGACCGAAGGCCAGACCGAAGGCCAGACCGAAGGCCAGACCGAAGGCCAGGGCGCCTAAGCCGTGGGTGTCCGCGTCGTCGTCGCGCCCACCTGGCCGCTGGTCGAGATGGAGGCGCTGAAGCTGCACCTTCGGGTCGACGACGACGATGGCGATGCCTTGATTGAAATCTATGCACTCGCAGCCAGCGAGAAGATCGACGGCCCGGTCGGCGACCTCGGACATGCGTTCGGCATTCAGGACCTGGAGCTGACGCTCGCCAACTTCGACCGCTGCGGCGTCGAGTTGCCGTATCCGCCCCTCCGCGAAATCCTGAGCCTGACCTATTTCGACCAGGCGGGCGTTGAGCAGGAACTGGATCCGACCGTCCTGATCGTGACGGTGGAGGCCGACCATGCGGTGATCCGTATGCCGCCCGACGAGGATTTCCCCGCAGTTCAAAGTCGCCCCGACGCCATCAAGATCGTGTTCCGCGCCGGTTACGACGTCATCCCAGCCGGGGCGCAGGCCGCGATCATGCTAATGGTTGGCGACCTCTATGAGAACCGCGAGACGGTCGGCAGTGCGCTGACCGAAATTCCAATGAGCATGACCGTCACCCGTCTGCTCGGTCGTTACCGCCACGCCGTGATCGCCTAGCGCGCGGCAACCCCCTTCATCAACAGGAGGCCGATATGGGCCTGAAGCTGGAAATCTTGGCGTCGATCATCGGCGTCGTCACCAAGGCCAACGACCTCACTTCGGTGGAGTCGAAGGTCAACAAGGGCAAGAAGCTGAAGCTGGTCACCGGCACCGGCTCCGGCCAGGCCGACCTTCACTTCGCCGACACGCGCACGCTGACGGCCTCGAGCAGCGAGGACCTGGATCTGGCCGGCGGCCTGACCGATCCGTTCGGCGCGGCTCTGACCTTCGTCAAGATCAAGGCGATCCTGATCGTGGCGGCGGCGGGCAACGCGAACGACGTCGTGATCGGCGGCGCGGCGTCGAACGCCTTCGTGGGCCCTTTCGCCGACGCCACCGACAAGATTAAGGTTCATCCCGGCGGCACGCTGCTGCTGTCCGACCCCGTCGGCTGGACCGTGACGGCCGCGACGTCGGACCTGCTGAAGGTCGCGAACGGCGGATCCGGCACGCCGGTGACCTACGACATCATCCTGGTCGGCGCGAGCGCCTAGGTCATGGGCGCCGGCAAGTATGATCACCGCCTCGACTTGCTGGCGCCGACATCGACGAAAGACGGCCGTGGGGGCGACGAGACGACCTATGCCTCGGTGGGCAAGGTCTGGGCGGAACGCACCGACATCCGCGACGCCGAACGCGTCGAGGCCGCCCAGGTCGGCCTGACTGTCACCGCGCGGTTCGTCGTCCGCTCGTCGAGCACCACTCGACAGCTGGACGGGACCTGGCAGCTGGAATGCCGGGGCTTGCGGTACTCGATCACCGGACTGAAGGACCTTGGCCGGAACGAAGAGCGGGAGATCACGGCTGCCGCCTTGAAGGTCGCCGTAGTCCCGTGAAGAACCGCGTTCCGGTCTTCGGCCTGAAGGAACTGGATCGCAACCTTAGTCTGCTGTCCCGCGCCGCTGCAAAGGGCGTCCTGAAGCGGGTTCTGCTCAAGGCGGCGCGGCCCATGGTCGAGACCGCCAGGGACCTGGCGCCGAAGGACAAGGGCGATCTGGCGGCGTCGATCGACGCCTCGACGAAGTTCAAGAACGACGGCGGCAGCGCGGCGTTCGCCAAGGCCATGAAGGATGGTCTGGGCCGTGACATGGCGGTGCAGGCCAAGCGAGACGCACTGCGCGCGAACGGTGGTGGCAGCTTCGCCGTCATCGCCGTCGGCCCGTCGGTCAAGCACCCAGAGGCGCACTTCCCAGAGTACGGGACGGCGCCCCACGACATCGTCACCAAGAAGCCCGGCGGCCGCTTGGCGTTCGTCGACGAGGGTCAGTCGTTCCGGCCCAGCATCGTTCACCACCCGGGGTCGCTGCCGACCCCGTACATGCGCCCCGCCTTCGAGCAGAAGGCCCCCGCGGCGATGTCGATCATCAAGGCCGAACTCGGCGCCGAGATCAGCAAGACCGTCGCCCGGTTGGAGCGCCGCAGGATCAAGAGGGGAGGCTGAGATGGAAGAAGCCTTCCGGACCTTCCTGCTGGCCAACGCGGCCGTTGTCGCCGTGGTTGGCGACCGCATCGCCTGGGACGCCCTGCCGCGCGCGGACGCCCTGCCGGCGGTCACCCTGCCGGCGGTCACCCTGCACCTGGTCAGCGGCGGCCGCAGCTACACCGTCAAGGGCCGCAGCACGCTGCGCGGCCCGACCGTGCAGATCAACTGCTGGGGCAGCTCGTCGAAGCAGGCCGGCGATCTGGCCGAGCTGATCGTCGAGGCCTGCGATGTGCCGGCCGGAACCATCAAGGGCGTGTTCGTCGTCGCCGAGCGCGGCGACTGGCGCAAGGGCGACGGCCCTCGCAGCGACGGCGCCCGCGACTTCTACCACGCCGGCCTGGACGTCCGGGTCTGGTTCAAACCAGCCTAACAGGAGGATCGTATGGCTGAATCCGAGGCCATGATTGGCTATCTGTCGAAAATCGAGGTCGAAGACGCCGCTGGCTCCGGCGTGTGGGTCGAACTGGGCGAGGTGACCGACATCACGCCGCCCAGCGACAGCGTCGACGTCATCGACGTCACGCACATGAGCAGCCCCGACTCGACCCGCGAATTCATCGCGGGCCTGACCGATCCCGGCGAAGTCAGCATCGACATGAACTGGGTTCCCGGTTCGATCACCGACGAGTTCATCCGGGACTGGCGTTCCTCGCGCGAGCGTCGGAGCACGCGGATCACCTTCCCCAACGACGTCACCTGGTTGTTCTCGGCGTTCGTCACCGGCCACACGCCGGCCGTGCCGAACGAGGACAAGCTGACCTCGACCCTGACCGCCAAGGTCACGTCCAGCACCGTCACCGGCGTCGCCGCCTAAGCGTCGAGCCGGCCAAGGGCCGGAGCGGGAAACCGTTCCGGCCAGAGACTTGCCGAACCCCCAAGGATCCCCCATGCCGAACCCTATCAAGGGCGAGGTCGCCTTCACGTCCGGCGGCCAGGTCTACACGCTCGTCTACAACTTCGACGCCCTGGTCGTACTCGAGGATCGCTTCGACAAATCGGTCGATGAGATCATCGCATACCTCGCCCGCAACCGCCGCGTGAAGAACCTTGCGGCCGCCCTGCACCCCGGTCTGCTCGCGCACCATCCGGACGTCACCGAAGCCCAAGCCGGCGCCCTGATGATGGGTATCGAGGACGGCAAAACGCCGTTCGAGTTGATCACCGATGGCATCACCGCCGCGTTCCCGAAACGCGCCGACGTGGACGACAAGGACGGGGAGGGCGCCGACGGCCCCCCGGCCGTGGCGCCGGCGGAAAGCCCGGCGGCGGATGGGATTACGAGCACCTCTTCTCAGTCTGGTGCGAGCTCGCCCTCGGACCCGCCGACGACTTCTGGCGTCTGACGCCGCGCCTGTTCGATCTCGCCGTCGGCGGCAAGGTCAGAGCGGAACAGAAAGCCCGTGACGATCGCGCCTGGCTGGCCTGGCACATCGCCTACCTGCCGAAAATGAAGCGCGCCGTGCGCCTGTCGGACCTGCTGGGCATCAAGAAGAAGCCTCGCCAGGCCAAGGCCCCGAGCCAGCTTCAGGCCATCGCCATGCAGTGGCACCGCGCCCTGACGCGAAAACCCGCCAAGCCGCCGCCCGCCACGACCCCCAAACGACAGGAGCCGAAACATGGGCGTTGAAGCCGTCGGTAACCTGCGCGCCTTCCTGGGCCTGGACAGCGCCGAGTTCGAAACCGGCCTGAAGAAGTCCGCGAAGTCGGGTGGCAAGTTCGCGCTTGATCTGAACAAGGGCATGGGCTCGGCGCTCAAGGACATCGAGAGCCGCCTGTACGGCACTTCGCGGTCCGCTGGTGTCGCCGGTAACGCCTTGGCCGGCGCGGGTCTGGCCGGCGCGGCCGCCGGCGCGGCGATCGTCGCGGCGTTCACCGGCGCCCGCTCGGCGATGATGTTCGCCGACGACATCTCCGATGTGGCCAACCGCTTCAAGGTGACGACGGACTATCTGCAGGAGCAGCGGTTTATCGTCCACGCTCTGGGCGGCGACTACAAGGACGCTGACAAGGCGCTCGAGGGCTTCCAGTCGGCGTTCGGCGCGGCCCGCGCGGGACTGACGGCCAAGGCGGTGAAGCCGTTCACGGCCCTGGGACTGGACCCCAAGAACTTCGGGTCGGTCCAGGAAGCCTTGATCGCGGTCACCAACAAGGTTGCGAACCTGAAGAACGCGGCCGAGCAGGCGGCGATCGCCGACAAGCTCGGCTTGTCGGCCATGTTGCCCGCCCTTCGCGAGGGTTCGGCCGCGATGGAGGACCTTCGCCAGAAGGCCCATGACCTCGGCTACGTGATGGACGCCGAGCTCATCGAGAAGGCCGGTTCGGCGAACGACAAGTTCGAGGACCTGACGGCCATTCTAGACGTCCAGTTCAAGTCGGCGATGGTCAGCGCGGTTCCGCTGATCATGAGCGTGACCGGCGCGCTGGTCGACGGCGTCGAGGCCGCGAGCAACTTCGCCGAGCAATTGGCCAGCGTGTCCGACTGGCTGGGCAAATTCAGCAAGACGACGCTGAGCGGCGAAGTTGTCCAGACCGACCGCGAGAGGCTGTTCGGTCAGATGATGAACCCCGGCAAGGCCGGCGGGGGGCGATCGAACGTCAACATGGCGAGGCAGGGACAGGTCAAGGCCCCGGCCGCCCTGCAGGTCTCTGCCCAGGCCATGCAAGCGATGTTCGGCGTGCCGAAGACCGAGCCGAAGGGGACGCTGAACGCGACCGGCGGCGGTGGGAAGGACAAGTCGGCACAGATCGCCGCCGCGAGCGCCGAAGCGATCGCTCAGGCGTCCAAGGACGAACTCGCCGCGCGCATGGCGCTGACCGGCGACATCGCCAAGCTCGGCGCGCTGCGCCTGGCTGAGATCGGCGCCGAGACCAAGCGCGAGACCGAGCGCCTCTCCGCCGCCGCCAAGGACAAGAAGATCACCGCGGCCGCAGCTCAGACGGCGATCACCTCGATCGAGGCCGCCGCCGTCAGCAAGCGGCTGCTGGCCAGCCGCGAGACCGAGGAGCAACTGGCCAGCGCCGCCCTGGGCCGCGAGCAGGACACCGCCCGGATCCGCGACCAGATCGCGTCGATCGACGCATCGTTCGCCCGCTCCGCCACCGAGCGCAACAACATCGAGATGGCGCAGCTGAGCGCGCGCCAGGCGATGGACCGCAAGGTTCAGAACCAGGATCTGGCGCAGCAGGTCTCGCGCGGCGAGATCACCGAGGCTCTGGCATTCGAAGCGAAGTTCGCGACCCAGGCCCTGCAGATCGCCCAGCGGCGCGAGCAGGAGCAGAAGGCCGCCGCCGCGGTCGAGGCCGAAGCCAACACCCGCGCCGAAAGCGCCTTGGAAATCCAGATCGACGGCCTGGCCATCCAGGCTGACCAGGCCAAGACGAGCGCGGAGCGCCGCGACCTCGACGCCAGGATTCTGGAGCTGCAGCAGGAGCTCGAGCGACTGAAGTTGCAAGAGGTCATCGCGTCGGCCCAGTCGACCGACCTCGAGAAGTCGATCGCCCGGTCGCGGCTTGCGATGCTGGACGCGACCAAGAAGTCGGCGAAGGAAAAGTCGGTCGAGGTGATGGAGGGCGCGTTCGCAGACGCCGGCAACGCCGTCGACGACATGGTGCGCGCCTTCGAGAGCAACGATTGGAACGGTGCGTTCAAGGGCGTGATGGAGGCGGTCAAGGCCGTCGAGATCGCCTTCGGCAAGGGCGGCCTGGAAGGCAAGATCGGCGCGGTCGCCGGGATCGTCAGCGCGATCGGTTCGGCCCTGGGCGGCTCGACCGGCTCGGCGCTGTCCGGCGCCGCCAGCGGCGCCATGATGGGCATGCAGCTTGGCGGGCCCGTCGGCGCGGCCGTCGGCGCCGTCGCCGGCGGTCTGGCCAGCTTGTTCGGTAGCAGCAAGGCCAAGAAGAAGGCGAAGAAGGCGGCGGCAGCCCAAGCGGCCGCTGACGCCGCTGCAGCGGCGAAGGCCGAGGCCGACCAGATCCGCGCTCTCGAGATCGCCAAGATGCGCGCCGGCGGTAACGAGGCCGGGGCTACGGCGGCCGAGCAGTCGGACATCCTGGCCGGCATGAGCGCTGCGGCCCAGGCCCTGCAGAAAGAGGTCTGGGCCTTGGAGGCGGCGTCGGAAGCCGCCGTCGATGCCGCAGAGCACGCCGCCAAGATCCGAACGCTCGAGATCGCGTTGATGCGCGCCACTGGCGACGCGGCCGGCGCTGAACTGGCCGAGCGCGAAGACCTGCTCAAGACCATGAGCGAGACCGAACAACAACTTCAGCGCCAGGTCTGGGCGCAGGAGGACCTGGCGGCCGCCGCCAAGGAGGCCGCAGACGCCCTGAGCGAAGCGACGGACCGCGCCATGAGCGGCATCGAGACCGCTCGCGATGACGTCGCGGCCGCCTACGACCGTGAGGCCTCCGCGCTGGAGCAGCGGTCGCAGGACCTGAAGTCGTTCGCCGAGAACATCCGCGCCTTCATGGGCGGCCTGGAAGACGGCTTGTCGACCACGCAATCCTACGCCGAGGCCCAGGCGCGGTTCAGCAAGACCTTGGGCGCGGCGTCGCTGGGCGACCCCGGCGCCCAGGCCGACTTCCAGTCCGCCGCCGAAAGCTTCCTGGGCGCGTCGAAGGACAACGCCCAGACGCGCGAGGATTACCTGCGCGACATCGCCAAGGTGAAGGCGGGATCCGACAAGGTCGCGTCCGTCGCCGAGCGCAACGCGACGATCGCCGATCAGCAGCTCGCCGAACTGACCAAGCAGGTCGCGGGCATCCTGGGCGTGAACGAAAGCGTCCAGTCGGTTGAGGCCGCGATCGCTGCCCTGACCCGCGCCTTCGGCAACTACACCGCCGTGTCGGGCCAGCAGTTGGGCGCGAACCCCTCGGCCAACGCGGCGCTCGCCGCGGCGACCGGGTATCGCGGCGACTTCGGCACCGGCGGCTTTCAGGCGTGGATCGAGCAGCAGGACGAAAGCACCAAGGCGATCGCGCGCCGCGTGCTGACGCAGTTCGGCCAGACCCAGCGCATCGGGTTCAAGACCGGCGGCAGCTTCAAGGTCGGCGGCTTCGGCGGCACCGACAGCCAGCTGACCCAGATCAACACCAGCCCGGGCGAGATGATCAACGTCAGCAAGCGCGACGTGATGGATGACGCCGCATCGGGCATTGACGCCCTGCTTGTCGAGTTCCAGGCGCTCAACCGGCGCCAGGAACAGGTGATCGTCAACACAGGCTCAATGGCGCGCCAACTGGCGACCTTCAAGAAGAACGGTCTCTACGTGCGCGGCGAGGATCCCGACCTGCCGCTGCCGGTCTCGGTGTCGGCCTGATGTTCACGCTGATCCGCCCCGCCGCGATCCCGCTGGCCGCCCTGACCGACAGCAATGTCGCCGAGACCATCACGCTCTATTCTGGCGGCGCCAGCTACGACACGGGCGAAACGGCCCGGATCGATGGCGCTAACGGCGCGCGCTATTACGAAAGCTTGGTCGACGACAACTCGGGCAACCCGGTCACGGACACCACCAAATGGATCGACCGCGGCCCGACCAATCGCTGGAAGGCGCTGGACGGGTCGACCACGTCACAAACCTTGAACGCCGAGTCGATCGAATACGAGTTCGTCGCCGCCGGGCGCGCCGACAGCGTGGCGGTGTTCAACGTCGACGCGGCCTCGTTACGGGTCAAGCAGACGACACCTGGTGGAACAGTGGTGTTCGATGAGACCATCAGTCTGGTGTCGACGAGCGGCATTACCGATTGGTGGGCCTGGCTCTTCGAGCCGATCGAGCGCGCCACCAAGAAGGTGGTGTTCGGCCTGAAGCCCTATGTCGACGCCACCATCACCGTGACCCTGGCGTCGCCGGGCGGTGTGGCGGCCTGCGGCCTGATCGTCGCCGGGCAATCCAAGGGGCTGGGCGGCACGCGGTGGGGCGGGTCCTTCGGCATCGACGACTTCAGCGTCAAGGGCAAGGACGAGTTCGGCAATAGCGGCGTCGTCGAGCGCGCCTTCGCCGACCGTGCCGGCTTCACGGTTTGGGTCAACGACGCTCACCTCGACAACACAGGCAACCTGCTCACCCGCTATCGCGCCACCCCGATCGTCTGGGTCGGCGATCCGACCCGCTCTTCCACCGTCGTCTACGGCTGGCCGGAGACCTGGAACATGGAGTTCCAGGAAGGCGGCGAGAACCTTCTTTCCATTGACCTTGGGGGTCTGACCTGATGCCCGCTCCTACCTTCACGCCCATGCCCCCGGCGCCGTCCCGCCAGACCGACGGGGAGGCCGCTTACGTGCCGAAGGCCGACGCCTGGGCGGATGCCGTCCCTGTGGCCGGCGCTGAGATGCAGGCGATCGGGGAATATTGCCAGGAGCGGGCCGAATACATCGACACCGCCGTGGCTGACGCCGATGCGATGCTCGACGATAAGCTGGCCAGCGCCGGCTATATCGGCACGTCGACGGACACCCTGGCGATCGGATCCGGCGCCAAGTCCCTGACCATCGAAGAGGATCTCTCTTTCCGTGACGGTTCGTGGGTGCAGTTCGTCGATGCGGCAAACGCCGCGAACTACATGTACCTGCGCGCGAACTACAATCCCTCGACCGGTGTGATCTCCGGCACGGTGGCCGCTGACGCGTTTGTGGGATCGGGCAGCAAGAGTTCCTGGATCGTGCAGTTGACCGGCCCAGCCGGTCCGGCGCGCGCCCTGGCTACGGCCGCCGAGGTGCTGGCCGGCGCCAACGCGAGCAAGGCGGTGTCGCCGGAGGCGCTCGCGCTGAGCCAGGAACCCATCGCCGCCACCGTGACGGGTGGGCAGACGCCCGATTGCAGCAACAGCAAGATCTTCGACTGGCTGCTGAGCGGGAGCATTACGCTGAACCCGCCCTCGGCCACCCTGAACGGCGCATCGGGTCTGATCTACATGAAGCAGCCGTCGTCCGGCGGCCCATATACCTTGACGCGCAACGCCGCGGTGAAAAAGGCCGCAGATCTGAATCTGACGCTGTCGGTCAGCGCCAACAAGGTCGACGTGCTGGCCTGGGCCATTCGCGGCGGCGTGATGGAGATCATCGGTTTCCAACGGGACGTCAGCTGATGCGATCAGTGGCGGCGTTGGTCATGGGCGGCGGCTTCTCGATGGCCGCGAGCTCGATCTGGCTCGACCCCTCCGACCTCTCGACCCTGCGCCAGGAGATCACCGGCGCCAGCGCGACGACGGCGGTGGCCGTCGGTGACCCGGTCGGGTCCATGCTGAACCGCGGCGTCATCGGTGAATGGCTCACGGCGCCGAGCACCGGCGCCCGGCCCATCCTGCGGATGGACGGCAGCGGACGGTTCTATCTCGAGTTCGACGGCGTCAATGACACCCTGGTGTTCACCTCGGCGCAGATGGCGGCGATTGTGGGCGGCCCATATGCGATCTTCGCAGCATGGCTCCTACGCGACGGCGACAGCCCCACGGGGTCAAACCGATTTGTGATCGGGTCAGGAACGGGCGGCGTCCGTGTCGGCTGGGCTTTTCCAAATGTCTTGGTCTTCAACGACCTGGAGAGCGATGGGCTGTCCGGGGAGAGCGACACCGACAAGCATGTGATGACCGCGATCCAGAGCACGAGTGGACGCTATGTGCACGAGAGCGCGGACATCAGCGTGAATGATGCCGACACGACCTACCTTGCCTCGGTCGCCGATCTGGCGCTTTCGCGCCGTAGCACGGCTTTCAGCCAGTCGGATCTCTACGGCATGGTGATCCAGGCCGGATCGATCGATGCAGACTTCCAGGCGGCTGTTGAGCTGCGACTGGCCCAGGCCATCGGCCTCTAACCATCACCAAAGGATATCGGTATGGACCTGGCGATCGTGATCGGCGACGAGCCTCCAATCGCATGCGCCTTCGGGCGTGAAATCCGCCTCGGCGAGGAGTTCGTCGAATACGACACCGCGATGATTTGGTCGGAGGAAGAGCGGAACGCGCGCGGCCTGTTCACGATCGTTCCCGCCGCCCCGCCACCGGCGGGGCAGGTGATCGCCAGCCTGGCGCTGGAGTGCTTCGAGGGCGGCGTGCGTCGCGTGGCGACCTATCAGCAGGCCGCACCGACGCGGCGCCTGATCCCGAAGTCGGTGATCCAGGAACGCTTGATCGACGCCGATCTGCTGGACGATGTGTTCGAGGCGCTCGAGGCCAACCGCGTCGCCTATGTCCGGTGGTTCGCACCGAACCATCCGAACGTGTTCGCCGACGACGAAGCGATGGTGCAGCTGCTTACCGCCGTCGGCGCCGACGTTGCCGCGATCACCGCGCCGGCCTGATCACCCCAACCTCCGCAGCGCGGGGTGACCGCGGCTCGTCCAGAATAGCAAGGAGGTCCCATGGCCGATTCAGGCGCCATGATCGGCTATCACTCAAGGATCGAATTCGAGACGGCGGCAGGGACCGACGCTTTCGTCGACCTGGCCGAGGTCACCGATATCACCCCGCCGGCCGACAGTGTCGATGTCGTCGATGTCACGCACGGGGCAAGCCCAGACTCGACGCGCGAGGCGATCCCCGGTCTGACGGATCCCGGCGAAATCAGCCTGGAGATGAACTTCATCCCCGGCGCCAACGGTGACGCCTACATCCGGGCGTGGCGGGCAGCGCGTGACCGCCGGAAGGTCCGCATCACCTTCCCAAACGATATCATCTGGACCTTTACCGCCTTCGTGACGGGTTACACCCCAGCGACGCCAAACGAAGACAAGCTGACCGCGACCCTGACCTGCAAGGTCAGCGGGTCGGCGATCACCAGCAACGCCGGTGACGGATCTTTGGACTTCGGCATCAACGGAAATCCCCTCCTAACCCTTATCTAACGGAGCACACCATGCACATTCGCAGCCTGCGGGCGGCGGTCGCCCTGGCCGCCGCCCTTTTCATGTCCGGCGCGGCCCTGGCCGACAACCTGGTCGTGAAGGACGCCAACGGTGCGACGAAGTCGACGGCCACCAAGACGATCGGCGGCGTCGAGTTCCCCAAGCACATCACCGCGGACTCGACCGGCGCGATCATCGACCCGGCGACGTCGGGCGCCCAGGCGACGACGAACACCAAGCTCGACACCCTGATCACCAATACGGCCGCCGCGACGCCGGCCGGCACCAACGCGATCGGCGACGTCGGTTCCGCCAGCTTCTCGGTGAACTGCAGCACCCTGACGCTGCCGGGCACGGGTGGCGCCTATGCCAGTGGCGACCTGGCGGCCAACAGCGCCACGGCCGGATCCGTCACGCCGCTCTCGTGCGTGGTCGCCCGCTATTCCGGCGGCCCGATCTCGGTGACCAAGGCCCGGGTTCTGACGAGCACGACGGGGCTGACGAACGCCAGCTTCAGGGTGCACGCCTACACGTCGAGCCCGACCGTGACGAACGGCAACGACGGCGTCTTCCTGAGCACGGCCAGCGGCCACTTCTGCCGCCTCGACGTCACCGTCGACCTCGCCTTCAGCGACGGGGCCGAGGGGCTGGGCGAACCGACGTCGGGATCGACTTGCACGCGGGTGCTGTCGGCCACGCAGACAATCTACGTCCTGGTCGAAGCGCGAGCGGCTTACGCCTGGACCGCGGCGCAGACCCTGGTCGTGACCTTGGAGGGTTACAACTGATGCCGTCTCCCGCACTTCGCAAAGTCGTCGTCACCCCCAACCATCCCACGGGTGTGGGGGCTCCCGCTGGCTTCGGCTTCCTGCGGATCGGCTCGCCGGGGTCCTCCCAACTCGTTCGCATCGGAGCTGACACCTCCGCTGCGCGCATCCTAATCCCGACTGGAGCCTGATCATGGCGGACCTCTACACCAGCACGCCCGCCGACCTGGCGGCCATCCAGAATGCTCTCGGCATCACGCCATCGGTCGCGCCGCCCGCTTCTCCGCAGGCAAACCAGATTTGGCTGAGCAAGAGCTTGGAGAAGCTCGGCGTGTCCGACTCCGCGTCTGATCGGATGCCTCTCGGCCTGGGCGGCCAAGAACAGACGGTCTGGATCTATAACGGCTACCTCTATAACCTCTACACCGGCGGCACGCGCCAAGTCATCCGGGTCCCACTGACCGCCGACCCCCTTGAATCCGTCCACTTCTATGGGACGGTTTCAGGTTCGCTGCTGACAGTCTCAGAGCCCGGCGCTGGGTCCGTTGTCTCGCCGGACAAGGGCGGCCCGATCAAGCCTGGAATGACGCTACAGGTCGGTATCGGTGCGGTCATTCAGCCCTATGGGACGGCGAGCACGACGGGCACCGGAGGTGTGGGCACCTATAAGCTGGATCAAGTCCCCGGCGACGTGGCCGCGCCAATCACCCTGGCCTGTAACTGGTGGAGCGTGCCGTTCCTCGCGATTGGCTCCGGTCGCGGCGGCTTCGCGAACTCGGCTGCGCACGGCGCGACCTACGTGGAGGGCGATAACCTCTACGACTACTTTGTAGACCTGACGGGCGTGTCCGTGAACGCCACCTGGGCCAGCGGCGCGACCACGATTACGATTAACTCCATCACGGGCTCCGAGCCGATCCTGCCGGGCATGCCCATTACGTTGGCGGCAAGCTCGGGCACGCGCCCCACCGGCATCCCGGCCGGAACGCTGATCGGTTCTCAGGTCTCGGGCACGCCCAACGGGGCCGGGGTCTATAACCTGGTCACCGGATCGTCTTTCCCCGTCCTGACCACTGCCGCCACGACGACGGCGCTCGGTACCTCCGTGGCCATTCTGCTGGGCGCTCAAGCTCTGCGGATGGCCACGTCGACCAAAGCGAACGCCATGACCGCTTGGGTGACGCAACCTGTGATCATCGCGCCGGCCGCCCGCGACGCTATCGGCAACAACGGGACCGGCAACGGCAACCCGTGGGTGATCAAGGTTGGCTCAACGTACTATCTCTTCCTCGAGTATTTTCAGTTCAACACCTTCCCGGTTGAAGGCTCAACGCTGTCTTGGCAGACCTCGCTGTGGTCGGCCGCTTCGCCGTCCGGCCCATTCTCAGTGGTGATTCCGCAACTGACTACGCTGCGGCCGACGCCGAACGCCTCCGTTTCCCACGTCCGGCCATACCTTGAAGCCGCGACTGGACAATATGTGGCGTATTTCCACAGCCAGCCGTGGGGGCGGGTGCTGCCGTCTGATCTTTATCGGGCGACGATCCCGATCGCAGACATCGCCACCGACAAATGGACTCTGACGAACAACAAGGGTCCGATCATGAAGCGCCGGCATATTTGGGAGGTCGACCAAGTCGCCGACTGCGACGCCATCGAAATGCCCGATGGCTCGCATATCTTGTTCTACACGGCCGCCGACAACGCCGCGCCGAGCGAGTTCCACATCATGGGCACTCGCATGTTCCCGATGCCGCAGCAGCGCTCCAGCGGAAGATGGGTGGATGCTATCGGCGGGATCGAGCGGCAGCTTCAGCCAAACGACCAGCTCGGCCTGAAGGCTCTCAGCATCGACGCCGCCAAGACGCCCCCCGCGAGGACATCCGACGTCTGGACGCAAACGGTTGCCACCGCTGCGCTCGGAAACGGCGTTCTCGTCAGCAACGGCGTGACGGGCAACTATGCGAGCTGGACCCTGGGGGCGCTGTGGCCCGGCTCATATCGGGTCACGATCCTCTATCGGAAAGGGCCGGATGGTGGTGAGATCTATCCAACCATGAGCGAGAGCGGCGCTGGCTCGTTGTGGCCGGTCAACCCGGTTGGGACGTTGTTCGTCGACAGTTATGCGGCATCGCTGAGTGAGAACAATGTCGCGACGTTCGACTTCATCATGCTCGGAACCGAGCCATTTCCCCGTCAGATCCGGTTCTTTTCCAACACGAAACATGCGTCTTCGACCGGGTATATGATCGGCCTTACCCAGGTGTCGATCATCAAGACGTCGAAGTAACCCCACACCGTACTCAAAACAACGTTGCCGAGCACGTCCCCTATTCGGACTTGTTCAGCCGGTTCGCGGGATGTGAAAGCGAGTCGGTTCGGCCGCCTGAAGCGCGAGCCGGTCCGACCCGGAGTAGTTCACTGGTCTTCGCGCCCGCCCAAGCGGCTACTCGCTGGCCAGCATGGATGCCCGGGATTTCCACCCAGCGATATGTGACCGCTGAAAGAATGACACTGGCCCCGACCGTGAGTACGGTAACGACTGCCATGGACGCTAATGGATCGAACATCAGCAACCCTGCCTTTTCGTTCACGATCGCGGCCACGATGCCGAGGATCGGGAGATGCAGAAGGTAAAGGCTGTACGATATGTCCCCCATCCAAACGACCGCTGGATGCCTTAGGAGCGTGAATGGCTTGGGCCAAGAGTGGACGACGCCGACCAGAATGGCAGCGCCGAGCCCTTCTAGCAAAGCTGGTGTTTTAGCGAAGTAGTTGTCCAGAAATCGAGCGTCGAAAGGCAGGCGGCTAAACCACAGGACGCCAAAGCCTAGAACGCCGAGGAAAGCCGCCACCAGGGGCGGCTCCGATCGTTTCCGACAAAGCGGCACCAGCACGGTTAGCCATGACCCAAGTGCAAAATAAATGAGATAACGGCTGAAGAAAAATGGGTTTGGATCACAAGCGGCAAGCACGACCAACATGCCGGTGACCACTGCGAAGATAAGCCGTCGCCGCGCTATCAGCAGTGCAAATATCGGCATCAAGGCCGATGCCAAAATCTCAATGAACAGGGTCCATACGGGTATCGCTAGCGGCGTTGATATACCGGCCAGCGTAAGGAACGTCGCGCCTGCGGTGAAGTGGACAAACCTGCGTTCTCTAGGCCACCACTCGTGTACGATTGCCGGCAGCGGCTGGCCCCAGAACAGCAATGCATAAGCCCCGCCTAGGAGGCAGGCGAACCATAGGGCTGGGTAAATCCGAAAAGCTCGTCGAACGTAGAAAACGACGACTCGGGCTGTATCCAACTTTGCCGAGTTAAGGGAAAGTGTCAGCACGTAACCGCTGAGCACAAAGAACAGGATCACTGCGGCGTGGCCGTTGAACAGCATCTCAGCTGCATACTTCAGGCGCAGATCATAGACGTAATAGAACGAGCAATGGTGCAAAACGACGGTAAGGGCTGCTAGCCCTCTGAGCGATTGCATCTCGACGGCGTGCTTGTTGCCTTGGACGGCCCGCGTCGCCGGTTCTACCTGTAGAATGTCTGCCATTGTTGATCCCCCAGCCCAACTTAGGGGGCGGCAGCGCAACTGCCAAGCGAATAGGGTGTTCGTGCGCCTCCCCCACACCCGTACATAATTTGGCGATGCCCCGCCGGACGCAGCTCTGAGCGATACTCGCCGAAGGACCGGCGCATGTCGCCGTCCGCCAGCCGAATTTCCAAAGCATCTTTAGAAGGATCCAGACCATGGATTACGACCTGCGCGCTGTCATGGGCGCGCTGGGCGGAGCGGCCCTTTATGGCTTCGTCCAGTTCGGCGCTCTCGTGAAGAGCGGCCACGCGCCCAGCCTGAGGGACTATGGCGACCTGCTGATCAACGTCGCCTGCGCGGTGATGTGCGGCGTCCTGCTGACCATCTTCCTGGCCAAGGTGGTCGCGCCGTTCATCCCGATCGCCGGTCTGCGCGACACGCAGCTGGTGGGCCTGGTCTTCGGGTCGTTCGGCTGGGAGCTCCTGCCGGTGCTCTACAAGGCCGGCATAAACAAGGCCACCAAGCAGGCCGCCAAGATCGGGGCGGGCGAATGAGCGGCGCGGCGCAAATGATCATCGCGGCGGGGCTGCTCGGCGGCGTCGCGATCTGGCTCCGGGCGGCGATGCTGAAGCCGCAGGCCACGGCCTGGGTGACCGCGCCCAGCATCGTCAGCCTCTCGCTGTCGCTGCTCGGGATCCTGCTCTTGGTGATGGCAATCCACCTCGGCAAGGTCCGGGGCCGGTTCACCTATGACGAGGCCATGGGCTGGCTGGCAATCATCACGTCGACGATCGCCCTGACCGGCCTGGTCCTGCTGGTCAACCTCTGGATCCAGCATAGCCGCCCGGCGCCACTGCCGCCTGCCCCCGCAACTCCTAAGGACACGCCGCAATGAGCGCCCTGGGCCGCATCCGATACCTGACCATCCACTGCGCCGCGACGCCGGCAGGGCGCGAGGTCAGCCCCGAAACGATCGCCCAGTGGGACATCGCGAAGTTCGGGCAGGAGAGCTATCACCACATCATCACCCTGGACGGCCAGGCGCACCGGCGCCTGAGCGACAACGTCAAGGGCGCGCACGTCGGCGGCGCCAACACAGGAAACATCGGCGTCTGCTACGTCGGCGGCATGGACAAGACCAACACCTATGCCAAGGACACCCGGACGCCGGCGCAGGAAGAGGCCCTGTACAAGATCGTCAAGGAGTACCGCGCCCGGTACCCGGACATCATCGTGCGCGGCCACAACGAGTGGCCCGGCGTCGCCAAGGCTTGCCCGTCGTTCCCCGTCTCGGCCTGGCTGAAGGCGCGGGACCTGCAGGCGGGGGAGGGCTGACCATGGCCAACCTTCTCGGCTTCATCGTTTCGCCGCTCGGCCGCAAGCTGGGCGCGCTTCTCGCCGTCCTCGTCGCCCTGGCCCTGGTCGGGCTGACGATCTTCAACGCCGGCGCCGACCACGGCCGCCGTCCCGCCGAGGCGGACCGGGACCGATGGAAGACGACGGCCAAGGACTATCTGCGCGCCGCCCATGCCTGGGAGGCCAGCTACCGCGAGGACGCGCGCCTCAGGGGCGAGGAGCGCGAGGAGGCGGTCACCGCGACCAATGCCGCCGCCAAGGCCTGTGACACCCGCGTCGCCGCGGCCCGCAAGTCCTCGGCGGCGATCCAATCCATCATCACCAGGGAGACGGTCTATGACCCGAGCCATTGTCCTGTGCGCCGGCCTGTTGGCATTGAGCGCCTGCGCGACGCGACCGGCCTCGGCCCCGCCGGCTGAGCAGCCCAAGCCCAAGGCGGTCGACGTCCGGATCTGCGCCGACGTCCCCAAGATGCCGGGCCTTCCGGACGGCGCCGATCTCGTCCAGCCGGAGACGATCCAGGAGCGCGTCGCGTTCGATCTGTTCATGACGGCCTTCGCCCAGGTCGTCGACCAGGCGGTGCAGATGACCGGCCGCGCCGAACTCGCCCGACGACAGAGCTGCAAGCCATGA